ATGCCCACTGCCCTCCTCACTCGTCTGCGCCAACGCTGGCTGCCGCTGCTGTGCATGGCCGCGCTGGTCGTCGGCCTGCCCGTGAGTTGCGGCGCGCTCAAGTACAAGGAACGCGAGTTGTTGTTCCGCATTGAACCGGGCACGGCGGGCTGGTATCGCGGTTTGCCCCAGGACGTTCAGGAATTCGACATCAAGCCTGCCAGTTTCAAGGCCGGGCAAAACCTGCATGCCTGGTGGTGGCCGGCTGCGCGTCGCGATGCGCCATCGATCCTGTACCTGCACGGCGTGCGCTGGAATCTCACCGGCCAGGCGTTCCGCATCGAGCAATTGCGTGCCATGGGCTATTCGGTGCTGGCGATCGACTACCGTGGGTTTGGCCAAAGCAAAGGTGATTTGCCGTCGGAAGCCAGTGTTTATGAAGACGCCCGAGCCGCCTGGGAGCGCTTCACCGCGATGCAACCGGACGCCAGCAAGCGTCTGATCTACGGCCACTCACTGGGCGGCGCGGTCGCCATCGATCTCGCCGCGGACCTGGCGGCGCAGGCAAAAAAAGAGCACGTCGCCGTGCCGGTGCGCGGCCTGGTGATCGAATCCACCTTCACCTCGCTGGGCGATGCCGTGGCGGAAGTCGCCGGCAACAATCTGCCCGTGAACTGGTTGCCGGTGCGCTGGCTGCTGTCGCAGAAATTCGACTCCATCGACAAGATCGTCGACATCGACATGCCGCTGTTGGTGGTCCACGGTTTGGCCGATCCGTTCATGCCATCGCGATTCAGCCAGCAGTTGTTCAATGCGGCCAACGAGCCCAAGCGACTGTTGCTGGTTCCTGGCGGGACGCACAACAACAGCATGTTATTTGCGTACTCGCAATGCGTGTGGCGTAGTTATTTCAATGAGTTAGGTGCTAGAGCCACGCCATGCTTACGCTGAAAACCGCATCGCTGGTATAAAAAGTGGTACGAGATTATTCGACCTGCACCGCGAACAACTGGATAGGGTTGTAGGCCAGCCAATTCGGCAAAACGTCATCCGGCATCTGGTTGCTATCAATCATCGCATACAACCCTTCTTCACTATTGCGATCCGCACCACCGACCGTGCACATGATCTGGCCGGCACCCATCGAACCCTGGGTAAATCCGAACCGCGGACTCACCGAGGGAGCATAGGACGTTTTGATCGCCTGCATCGGCAGGTTCGACGCGATGAAGCCGTAGTTCTGTCCAACCGGGTACGGCCACGCCGCGACATAGGAGCGCCACTGTGGGTAGTTCCCGACGGCGCTCCAGCCACCGACAACGCCCAACAGCTTGATCACCGGTGTGCCCGAGTCAAATGTCAGTCGGCCGTTCTCATCCCAGATGCGCATCCCGTAGGCTTCGTTCGAGGGCGGGCAGCTTTCGATGTCTGCCGCTGCGTAATCCCACAGAGGGAGTGAGGACGGTGCCTGAAAGGTATAGTAGTTCGAGACTACTTGCCCTGGGTAAAACTCCGCGTAGCTGACCTCGAACCCAGTCCATCCTCCCGGACCACCGGTGTGCTGAAACGCATGCCAATGCCCATTGACGATACCTCGCGGGAGGAAGGCAACAATGGGTGGAGCGTCACTGATGATCGCCGAGCTGTAGGTGATCTGCGCCCGTACCCCGTGGCGGTTGTCGGGGAACTGCCGACACCGATCCAAATAGGGGCCGAACGATCCGCGACGCGCCACCGCCATCGTCACGAAGTCAGCATCGATCGTCACTGCTCCAGAATCATTGAACGCTTTGAAGCCATAGTTACTCATGCCGATCCCACCATAATGACGTCGATGTTGGCCCGGTACGAACTGCCAGAAGACGCGCTCAAGATGAGTTCGCCGTCACCAACTGTCACCGTAGGGAGACTGGCCCGCACCCCATTCTTGTACCCGGAATATGTACCCCACTGTGTGTACGACCCGGGCAGCACATTCACCATCGCGTGAACCCCCGGCTTGGCCAGCGGTGTCGCTACACGCACCACGCCGGAACGATTGCCGAGACGAATCTGCACCTTGCCCAGCACCCGCATGGTGAAGTCGGTCTCGCTGAAGATGAGTTTCCCGTCCTTGTCCCAAATCCGGAGCCCCATCACGCTCATAACGTCTGGTCCCCCAACTGGATGCGCAGCCTGGCGTTGTCGAAAAACTTCATCACGTTGTCGCGCATTTCGAAACGTCCGTTACCGTTGCTGCTGTTCATCGCCATGCCACCGTTCTTGTCGAGAATCCAGCGCGGCTGGCCATTGCTCGCCACCTGATTGGAGCGGATGACCCCGGCGATGTTGGCATCAGTGATTTGGATCGAGTTCACGTCGATCATGTCGACGCGCAGCCGCCCCGCCACGGTGGTGACCGGATTGCCGGCGCCGTCGACCAACTTTCCGAAGCTGATTGGCCCTAACTTACCCTGCTGGATCGTACCGTCGCGAATCACCGCGGCGTCCAGGTAGAGCACATTGTTGTAGAGGATGAAGGGCTTGATCTTGCCAGTACTGCCGGGCGAGGCCACCCAGAAGGTGTCGGCCAAGATGGCGAACTCCGACGTGGTGCCGTTGTTGTACGAACCGAAGCCGGAGATATAGCCATTCACATCGAGGCGCACGGTGTACTGCGCCTTGAGCCCCTCAACCACCTGACTGGTCTGGGTGATGCTGGTCTTCATCCCGTTAACCGTGCCCCGGAATGACGCCGACAGGTCGCCCTCATCGATGTGCCCGGAAATATCCGCCATCAGCTCGGCGACGTCCGCCTGCTTGGTGGCCGACACGACATTGGAAAACGGACCTTCCCGGTTGTATTCAGACAGGAAACGCACCCAGTAGTAATACTTGGTCGCGTTGCTATCCGGGATACGGTCGAAGTACAACTGCCCGCGCGAACTGTCGAGCAGCACGCGGGTGGTCGGGTCCGGCTTGTCGCTGCGCCAGATTTCCGCAAAGGCATGGACGTTGTACTGCTGGTATGGCGTGTCCCAGGTCAGCGAGATCCCGCCGAAAACACCCTCTGCCCCTAATGCCACTGGCATCGGTGGGATAATCCGCGCTTCGGCGGACTCCACCGTGACCGGTACCAGTTGGCCGTTGCCCTGCCCGCCGAGCCGCGCGATCCCGCCTTCGAGCAGGTCGCGACGGGTCACCCCTTCTTCCAGCGGATCGCCTCGGCGGCCCAGACGGACCTCCACCGCCTCTTTCATCGCCGCCAGCATTTGCCGCATCTGCGGCGAGGCATCCTTCGGCGGCTCTGGAATGGTAAACGTGACCTTCTTGCCTGCCATCAGCGCAGCTCCTGAGTTGATTGGCACACGCCGATTTCAGTGACGCGCGCACCACTGGGTGCCGCGACTTCCAGCTGCCACTCGCAATTGAGCTGCCCGCCCGCCAAACGGAACGGTTGCCGGCCGGTAACCACGTAGCTGCGCGCCACGCCGTCGGCGGTCACCGTGAGCGTCACCGGGTAGACGGTCGAGAGCACACGGGCAAAACTGAACGACACCGGCGGCGTGGTCAGCACTTTGGACTTCCAGCGGAACGCCCCACCTGGGCCGGAGACGATGTCGAATGCCACACCAGCGCTGTTGAGCAGCACCACGGTGTCACGCATGGCGTCGTAGTAGGCTTGGCGCAAAGTGGATGGCAACACGGCGCTCAGGCCGAGCACGACAAAACCGCCGCCGGCCGGGTCGAACATCCACCACTGGTTGCCGACGCTGAACACGTAGTAGCCCTCGTGGGCAAACGCCACGATGTTGGCCGGGACGAAATCACGCAGCCAAGTCCGGCGGTCCATGAAGTCCTTGGTGATGACCTTCACATCGCTGCCGGCGACCGCTACCAGCCCGTCATGGCTGGCATAAATCACATAACCACCCATGTCGACGATGCTTTTGGCCGACAGGCACGGATGGTTGGCATCCAGTTCCACCGGGGTGGCCGACGCTGGATCAGCACCCGAGCACCAGTACGGTTTGCCGAGGGTCGCCACCAACAACCCGTTCTGGGTCGCGGCCATTCCGACGATGGGGTACTTCAGTGGGAACCGATACGCTTCAGGCCACGCATGCGGCAGCAACGCTTCGCTGTAACACAGGTAGTTGCTGTAGAACCCGGCGACGAAGTTGGACGCCACTGGGGTCATGCGTTGCAAACCCACCGGCGGCGGTACCCAGTCGGTGGAAACCAGCGCCTCCCCTTCGTTGCCCATCGGCACGTTGTCGGTCCAGCCGCCCAGCGCAATGGGAATGTCAGCGAGGAATTGCCACTCGGAAGAGGAACCGTCGAACGCCGCCCGATACACCCGGCGCACCGCACCAGAAATTGGAAACTCAGGGAGCGATTCAGCCGTGAAATTCAGGTTGCAGGTGAACGGCAGGTTGTTGGGCAACTGCGCCTGGGTACTCGGCGGCGACGGCGCACCCTCGTGGCCATACTTATCGACGAAGGTGAAGATGTAGGCCACGTAGGACAGGTCCGCCGCTTGCCCAGCAGGCACGGTGAACGCCGGGGTACCCACTACTGCGGGATACAACGGTGTTGGTACACCCAGTTTGTAGCTGACCGGATTCAGTGACAGGCCACCCTTGAGGTAGTTGTCCGCCACGGTGTAACGCGGACCTGAGGCCGTGGTGTAGTAAACCCGCCCCCACTGATCCGACACCGACAACAGCGAGGCAAAAGCCACGCCGTTGGTTGCGGTAGTCAGTTGTAAACGGGTGTCGTCGTTGCCGGGCCGCAGAATGCTCATGCACTGCGCGGCCAATGGAGAGAACGGCAGTGAAGGCTGCGCCGTGACGATGCTCTCCCCCAGCACACCGCTGGAAAAGTCGACGTTGTACGCGTCAGTGGCCAACTTGTCGGCCAGGGCGCGCGGCTCGATGCCGGGGGCCATGCCCCCGAATTCATTCAGGGCGATTTTCATCTGCTTTCCCGGGATAGAGCCAACTGGACACGCGTTGCTCCAACAGGGCAATCGCGCGCCCACCCATGTGCCCGGAGATACCGGCAAAGGCCATCGTCAGGTACGGAGGGAAGTTGGCAGAGAGGCAGAAGTAGCCAGTGACGACACCGGCAAAACCGGAGATCGTCCACTCGCCGATCAGCTCGACGAAACTGAACGGCATCTTGGTGCGACGGACCCGGGCGATGTAGCTGGCCGTGCCGCCCCAAACGGCGAAGCACAGGACCCACACCCAACTGAGGCCGACGACATCCAACAGCGATACCGCTTTGGCGGCCAGATATGCGCCGTCCATTACCAGCCACCCTTGCGCATGGCGGAGGCCAAACGATCTGCCCGATCACCCACCTGGTCTGCCCATTTGGATTCGAGCATCTGGCGCGCAGCTTCTTCCCAATTGTTGGCGAGCACCGCGGCGATCATCTTTTTGAAGCCGGCCAACTTCGTGTAGCCCATGTTGAACATCATGTTCACCAAGGCTTCTTGGCGAGCCTCGGCGATCGCATCAAAGTTGCGGAACATGCGGCGGCATTCACCAATCGCTTCGCTGACGTCATTGACCAACATCAGGTCGATCTCGTCATCGCGGAAGCCGCGATCCGTCAAGTTCCGACCCACTCCGCCGGAGATTTTGCCGACCGTGTCGGTGTAGATCCGCTTGCGCCGATCCTCATCGATGGATAGGCGCGCGTATACGCGCTGAAGATTCATTTGCCCACCACGCGCTGGATTGGATTGACACGGTTGCCGAGGGCTTGACGCACGATCGCGACAACCTGGTCATCCACGGTGTTGGTGGTGCGAGCAGCGGCCTGTTCGAGACCGATAAGGACCACCTGTTGAGTGAGGCGGTCAGAGAAGAACTTGAGTAGGAATAGAGCGAGGAATCGCATGGCTGCACCCTTGGTTGGGCGCAGCCGTGCGCGCTAGAATAATAGCATTGCGTTTATTTTACCCCAATCGAAGGAACTTGGCGCGCGATGTTGTAACTCGACCCGCCACCGATGCGCACACCCTGGTACAGCAAGATCGCTCGCATTTTCGGCACCCCTTCCGCGATCAGTGCACGGTAGAAAACCTCATCACAAATCGCCCGGGTGTGTTTGCCATTGCGGTACAGGTAGTCATGCACCGTGGCGGCCTTGTTGCCGTACCCGACCAACAGCGCATAAAGCCAGAACAACAGTGGCGTGTTCAGGCACTGGATGCTGGCGAAGTCGGTGCCAAAGCCAGCCGGCACTTTCACCACCCCGACCAAATCATCGAGAAAGATCAATTCATCGAGCAACTTGTGGTCCCACTGCGCCACTTCTTCGGTGCGCAGGCTAGACAGGAACTTACTCATTCAGGCCACCCTTCTTCGAGCATCGATTCGGTGTAGGTGTCGCTCTGCACTGCGGCGATTAGCTCCGCTTCCCGGTCAAAGCAGGACTGGACGTGCGCTCGCACCGCTTGTGACACAGCGGCCAAGGTGGCGGCATTCAACTCGACAAACCCCACCGGGGTTTTCCAGTTACAGACGTAGCTGGGATCGAGCACCGAAGCCAGTGTGGCCCCGGTGATCAAACCCTGACTGTCACGTCCGGTGTCGATGGCCAAACCATTGAAGGTAATCCCTCTGGTTTCCTCGGTGTAACGGCGATCGGCGATGTCGTGCTTGAGTTGTTCGGGAGTACGTTGCAATGACGCTGCAATGGGGCCATGCACCCCCGCCATAATTGCTTCGTATAGTTCGACCCCGTGGACTTCACAGTCATGCGGGGAGGCGGTGAAAGGAATCCACCCATGCGCAACATGCTGGATTTCACAGTCAATAGCCCCCCCATTACCATGCCGTAAGTTACGAACCCCCACAAAGGTGGGTTGAGGAACTCCAACTTCCTGTGGGGGCGATACAGGTAACTCACTCATCATGAAACCCTCAACATTATAGTACCGCAGTTGTTATTAGCTGGACCCATTGCCTTCCAACTGCCGAAGTTTGGAGTGCCATAGTTCTGGCTCTCAGCATCGGTGTAGGCGACCTGGTTACCACCGAAATAAGTACCCGCGCCATAGTTAGTACCGGTGATGTTTTTCATAAAGGCATACGCACCCACACCAAGAGGGGCAGTCTCGGAAACCTTGGTGATTACATTGCCGATTTGCATGTAATTGGCCACCAAGAAGTTACTTAGGTAACCTCCCCATACAGCACCGCTCACATTCCCATCGTTTTGGTAGACGGATGCTCCGGCCCAAAGGTGGGTTCTGGCGGCGCAGGTTCCATCAGCTAGAATGCGGAAGTTGCTAGCGTTCCCCCCGTTATCAAAATACAGGGTGGTATCATTGACCTTCATGGTCATAGAACCACGCCAGGCATTCCCAGCCGCGTTAATAGTCCCGATACTGGTCACGCCGTCCGTGATGGCAGCTATGTTGCTGCCGTAACAAGATATGTTAGTGCCACTAAGTGCGCCTTGTGCAGAGATATTACCGAGCGCACTGATATTAACCGCAGCGCTAAGACTAGCCAGAGTAAGGTTGGCATACGCTGCTAAACCTTGGTTGTACAGCCTGAATTCGTTAGCAGCCCTTAACTGAAGACTACCTGCGTACCCGCCCGGTTGATGGAATCCAAGCGTAGGAAACACCGTGTTAGCGGCGCCGTTCCCTTGAATTTCTACCCCTCCAGTAGAGAAGTCGTTTCCTGAACCTGTCCCGATTATGTGGTTGGCGGAGATACCACCAGACACGTCACGACTTACTATCGTATTTGGGGTAGCAACGTAAACCGCTGTAATCCTCGCCGAGTTGGCCAAGCTATTGAGCTGCCCTTGGACCTTTGCAAACGCACCCATTACCGTGTCAGTCGCTGCCACCGCCGTGTTGGTCCCGACCAGATAACCAGCAAGCACCGTCCCGCGGACATTAGTCGCAAAGTTACTGGCTACATCGCTGATCTGGCTCTGTAGCTTGCCCAGACTGGAGAGCACAGTGTCCGTTGCTGTGATGACCGCGTTAGTAGCCGTCGAAAGGCCGGTCAGCGTGATCGCACGTACGTCTGTTGGTAGGTCGCGCCAGGTCTTGGTGCCGGCATAGAACTTGTTCACCGTGTCCGCCACAACGGTCGGCTCTTTGCCGGCCAGTGCGTTGGTCACAGTGGCCGCGAAATTCGGGTCATTGCCCATGGCCGCGGCCAGTTCATTCAGCGTGTCCAGCGCCCCCGGTGCTGAGGCAATCAGGTTGGCAATCGCCGCCTGGACAAACGCTGTATTCGATGCCTGCTGGGAGTTGGTACCCAGTGCCGCTGTCGGCACCGTTGGAATCCCCGAGAACGCGGGACTAGCCAGATTGGCTTTACTGTCCAGCTGCGCCTGAAGATCACCCGCCGTCAGCGCCTGATAGCAGAAGGCAACGCCGGACCATGCCACCGCCGCGGTGCCTTCTTGCCCGCGCGTAACGCCGGTCAGTTGAAGGCCAGCGCGCGCGGTGTAACGGATGATCTCGACCTGACTCGGTTTGGTCGGGCTGTCGGCCAGGATCAGCACACCACCAGTAGTCGGTGGCAACTGAAACGGCGCTACTGCGGCAAGCACCGTGATCTCGGTGGCGGCCGCACTCAATGGCAGCGTCAGCTGGCACTGGACGAAGTTTGCATAGCTCATTTGTCGCGCACCTTCACTTTGAATTCGACTTCTTTTTGGCGGTCTTGCTCGGTCACCACCACGCAGGTCACGATGTAATCCACATACTCGGTGCCCCCTCCAAGCCAAAGCTTGAAGCGCACCGGCTGATCCCCGAACAGGGTGTAATTCGGATGGGGGATCGGTCCGAGGATCAGTGTCGGAACGGGCTCGCTGGTGCTGCGGATCGTAATGTCCACCCGCTGGATGTCGTCGCCGGGTACATCGCTAAACCACGCCGCCATGTCCACGTCGTAGTCGAGGACATCGTTCGGCTGTTTGGTAAATGTCGTCACGGGGTGTCCTCATGCGGCTAGCAGCCGCACCTCCGAAGAAATGATTACAAGCCGCGAGAACGGGCCTTCGTAGTGGGTCCGGCTGAGCGGCGCAGGACCGACCTCATTAACCAGGTTGAATCCCGATGCCGTCGCGGTGCCAAGTACCGAACCGCCACCAACACGATTTCGGACGGCCTCCGTGTCGACTGCCCGCCCCGTTGCTATCAGGGCCGCGCTGATGCGGATCTCAGCGAGTGTCTGTACTGCGGTGGCCTTGGCCATAGCTGCTGACTGCGCCCCGAAGGTATGCCGCGCATCCGCCCGCACCTTCGCGGAAGCCGATGCACTGCCACGTACATTCGCGCTCAATTTGCACTTGCCCGTCGCAGTAGCTTTCGTCTGCCCCGGGGCACCGGTGACACCGGTCGCAATCACGAGGCCGTCGCCAACCAGGACCGCTTTTGGCGTGGCCGCACCCTTGCCACCGAACTGCTGCAACGCATAGCCCGAGGCCTGTGCTGCGCAATGCAGGGTTTGCAGTTGGTAAACGGTGGTGGTGCTGACCTTGGCGGTGGCCAAGCACACTGTGTTGCCTACCGCCTCGAACTCGCGAACGCCGGCGCGGGTAATTGCAGCGTCACCAAACAACGCGGCTGTGGCCGCACCGTAGCCTTGTGCGCCCGCCGTGCGGAGAACGAAGCCGGTGACTTCCGCGGTGGCCAAACCGGAGCTCTTGGCACCGATGAACGCCGTCGCCGTTGCTACACCAGCAGCGGATGCCAAGGTGTCGCCGACGCCGACGTGGTATGTCGTGCCCACGCCTTTGGCAATCGCCCGCGCCGGAACACCATAGGCCAGTTGGTATACAAAGCCTTCGCCCTCGCCGGTCGCGTAGGACCACGCGGCCAAAGGCCGCGCCCGGGTCTTGCGATAAGCAACAGCGACTGGAGTGAGGTACGCATGCGCTTCACCGGCGGCGAAGTAATCTGCCTTCGCATAGCCTGCAATCGAGGCAACTGCGGTGCCAAGCGCGGAACGTGCAAAGAAGCTGACATGCGCCCGACCAGTGACCGTGGCTTTCGCCGCTGCCACTTTCGCCGGTGGTACCACTGTCTTGAATGCGAGGGTAGAGCTCGTGGCACGGGCAATCGCCGCACCACTGAAAATCTTGCGAACCTCCGGGACAGCCGACGCTTGCGCGACGCACGCAGCGACGCCCGAGACCATAATCAGTCCCGAGAGTACGCCACCAAATAACGACCGCCCGAAGACCACTGCTTATTAGGCCAGGGTGACGGTGAGCGAACCGACCGGGAACGACAACACGTCGGTCGGATCAAGAGTTTTCGGGTTCAGCATCGGCGCGTGATAGAGCAAGTTGCCAGAGTTCTGCGCGTCGAAAATACCCCAATGGGTGATGTTGACCTGCACGTCGACAATCGGTGGGAACACCAGGTTACGAGTATTGCTGGTCGCGCCGTTCGACGGTGCAGTAAAGCCATCCGACACCACAGTAGTGTGCGCGCGTTGGCGGACATACGAGCTGTCGTTCAGTTCGGCGCCGGTACCAGCATCGGTTGGGTCAGATTTGAACAACGCCACGTAGACGCTGCCGCCGGTGTAAGTGCCGCCGCGCAGGGTGGCACTGACCAAAGTGTTTTCGAGGTAATCAGAAAAAGCCGACATCGCGCACTCCAAGTAAAGGAAGGCGCGACCGTGCGCATATTAATAGCAGTGCGTTTATTTTAGCTCATTTGAGCGCCCCAAACAGCGTTTTGTTTTGGCTCCAGATCGGGATCATCTGGCGCAATTTCTCACCGTCATCCTGCGCGCCGAACAGCATGTCCACTTTGCCCGCCACCGGAGAAATCGAGCCCCAGATACTCATGCCCCATTCCTGCTGCTGACGCAGGTTGCTCAAAAATTCCAATGGCCCAAGGCCGCCGGCGCGGCTGAAAGTCGCACTCAGGTATTCGAGACTGTCGGCGTATTCCTCACCGGGGCGGCCGTTGAGCCGACGCAGCCAGTCACGCAGCTCCAGCGACGCAGCGGCCAGCGGCATCACTGCAATGCCGAAGATAATCGCCGGCATGGCGATCGCCACCGCCTGCCCGAACTGCTTGGGATCGAGGTGCTTCCAACGCTGACGCATTTCGCGATACATACCGCCGAGCACGGTGTCGCCATAGGTATAAAGAAAATGCTTCAGGTGCCAGGCCATCTTCAGGTAGGGATTGTTGCCCCAGTGGGTTGCCTGAAACTTGCTCGGATTAAGGGTCGCTTCGTTAACGAACTGGTTCAGCGCCTCGCCCATCTTGGCTGCTACCGCCTGCTGATCCGGTGCCAATTCCGGACTCCAGGCCGGGCGCCCTGCTGCATCCCACGCCAGCACAGAACCGGCATCGATGTTCAACTGGTTCAGCGCTGCATTATCGTTGTTCGCTGCCGCATTCAGCAGGTAACGCACGCCGATGCTGGTGGCCAAGGTGCGCGAGGTGCGGACGATGGCTTCGTTGCCGTTGAGGCGGAAGAACCAGCTCTGCATCTTGCTGATCGTCGAGCTCTGGTACTGCTCACCCGTCATCTGCCACATGACCTGCTCCGACGCTTCGGACAGCACAATGCCCATGTCGCGGGCCAGTTGCTTGGCCTGCCGGTAGTCACCCACCGCATCGGCGATACCGACCTTTCCGCCGCCGCGAACCAGCGGCAGCGCCAGTTCCGGGATCGAGGCCACACCGGAGAATGCCAGCACGGTCATGCCGACCCAGCCGGTGATGAACTCTTGGGTGTTGCGCCACCAGCTCGGCATCGACTGCCCTGCCGGGTGACGACCCAGCGCCCCATTGACCAGCGCCATGACTTCCTGGGCCGCCGGTTCACCATGATCTTTGCGCACCTCATCGAGCAACGCGTGGAACTTGGTGTTCGGGCCGAACTTGGGCCGCACCTTACCGTCCACCGACTCGAACTCGCCCGCCACCGGGCCGCCGAACACAGACTCCCACGCCGCGCGTTTGCCCACCCCGTCGACCCAGTGGAACAAGGCCGCATCGTGCTTTTTCAGCAGCCAGCCACCCTTCATCAACTGATCCAGGCCAACGGCCTCAACCAACTGGCGGGTCGTCTGGTGCACACCGACCGGCAGCCCCGGCGCGATCACGCCCTCCAGTACACCCGGGCCGTGCAGAATCCGGTCCACCATTTGCCGAACTTCAGTGGGCTCCAGCTTCAGCTTGTCCGCCAGCAATTGGCTGAACTCCGGCTGGCGATCGCCCACCATCTTGCGGTCGAAGGCCACCGGGGCAAAGTTTTGGCCCAGGTCTACCGAGCGCAGGCCGCTGCGCTTCGCTTCGGCCACCAGTGCATCGATGACTGTGCGGATCTTCTGGCCACCCGCCGTGGTTGGCCTGCCGGTATAGGCATCTTCGAACGCCGCCTGCACCGCCAGATCGCGCTCCGCGCGCGAACCTTTGTGCTCCGAGTGCAGAGCGCCCAACAGGGCGTCGACCTGCGACATCATCCGGCCTTTAATCGCCCGGCTGCGCTGTTCCCAGCTCTGGCCAAGCACCGAAGGCGCGGCATTCGCTGGTTGGAACAACGCACGCGAAAGGGTCTCGTTGTAGCGAGCGATGCGGCTGTAGACCATGCTGAACAACGGCGCAGCCTGTGGCAATACCCCTTTCTTCCAGAACGCATTGGCCCGAGTCTTGAGCAATTGCGTCTGCGCTGTAGCTGCACGCACGTCCTGCGTACCAGAGGCATACCGCACCACATTCCACTGTACCGAGCGGCGCGCTTCCTGGACTGTGCCACCTACCAGCGGCCCCGGCGATTTCACCGCTTCGTATTGACCTGCGAACAGGCTCTTGGCGAAATTGCGGAACGCGGGATTGGTTTCTGCCGATGTGCCGATCAGCGTGGTCCAGACTTTTTTCAGGTGCTTGAGCAGCGAAACCAACACCTGATTGATCAGCCCGGCGTCCTCTTTGGTCAAGGTGTCGGCGTTCTCCATCACCGCCTTGGCAAATTGGTCAGCGAACCACTCGTGCTGCAAGTGCTCGTTCGCATCCACCCCCACATCTGCCTTGATCGCTGCCAACAGCTCATCGTGGTGTTCAGTTTGCAGATCGTTCCACACCGTGTCCTTCACGACGTGGCCCAGTTCGTGCGCCAGATCAGCCAACTGATGCGCGCGGGCCATCGCCCCCTGACGCTCGGCGACCACCAGGTGCGCAACGCCGTCTTGCATGAAGTAGAACGAATCGCCACTGAGTGCACTGTCGCGTACCCGGTGCGCGGCACTGTCGTCCAGGTCCAGACGGCGGATCTCGCTGTCTACCGTGGCGCCTTTGCCCAGTACCATGACGCGCAGTTCCGGCAGCGGCACACCCACTTTGCGCAGTTGATTGATCAGGTCGCGGAAACGGGTGTCGGCCACACGATCGGGGGCCTGTTTGGCAGTGAGCACTTTCGGGCGCTCCGTCGGCGACTTGGTCGAGGCCAATGTACCGGGGGCTTTGGCTTCTGCGATCAAGGCTTCCAGTCGGGCATCCTGCATACGGTCTTCAAGATCACCGATGGCCTCATCGCCGAAGCGCGATAAAGGGCCTTGGTCGTAGACATTGAATTCAGGGTCGATGTCGTTCAGCGACGACGCACCACGCCCGGGAGTGTCCACGCTGTCCGGGTCCTGCTGAATGCCGGCGGTGCGCTGCCCGCCACGCAGGGTATTCTCGATGGCACGCGGGGTGGCCTCATCGCCCAGCTTGGCTGCAACGATCTGCTCATCAGTCGGTGCCTCACGCTTGGCACCGTCCGCCGCGAGTTGCGCCGATTCTTTGGCCAGTCGGGAACGCTCGCCCAGCAACGCTTTGTACTGGTTGAACGCCTCATCCACGGAGCCCTTGCCCGCTTTCAAGCGACCCAGTTGATCCACGGCGGCGCGCAGCGGCGCATTCACCTTGCGATCCGGTTTGCGGTAGTAGACCTGCCGACCCTCGGCCGTCATGTACTTTGCGCCGGTGAGCATCTGCCGCCACAAGGTGATGGCCTCACGCACCGACGGCAGGTGCATCGAGTCAGCCGCGTGGACTTCGAACTCGCTCGCCGCGTCGGCCAAGTCATCCGCCAAGGTGTCGATCTCGTTGGACAAGGTATCGAGGCGCTTCTGCACTTCGGCCTGGCGCAGCTTGGCATTGGACTCGGCACGGCGGTCGGCCAGAGCCTCACCAAAGGTCACCGCCCCGCCCGTCACCGGGTCGACGAAGATCACCAGGTCGTCCGGGATCTTGCGCACCACCGCACGCGGCGTGTCGCCCAGCGCATCGTGGGAGTTCTGTGCACCGGTCATCAGCCGCGTGATATTTTCCAGCAGGTTGGCGGCCGCTTCCGCCGGGTTGCTCGGTGGACGCTCGCCGCCTTGGGCAAAATTGGCCAGCCCCACGGCATCGATTACCCGACCGAACATGGTGCCGTCGAACATCGGCAGGGCCAGCAGGTTCTTGCCGGCAAAGCGCTGAGTGATGGTCTTGGCCAGCGCATTGCCGAATTCCAGCGCCTTCAGTTGCTCAGCCGATGGCAGCACGGCCAGTGTCCAACCGCGCACCGCCAAGGCCGACATACGCCCGAAGAACGTCGCATCAGATCCTGCTTGCTCGCCCAGGATCATGCCTTCGTGTTCGTTGACCGCCACGCTGTCACCGCGTCCGGCATCGTGGCCTTTGGTGGTGGCCGTCAATTGACGCTCACCAGAGCTCTGGTCTTCGTACAGCGTTACCAGTGAAAGGTCATCCAGCGCCGTGGTGCTGGCCATACGCTGCAAGGTGTCTACCAGCCCACGGATCGCACCGTCAGGGTTGGTGGCCAAGGCCTTCATGGTCGCCTGCAAATTCTCCTGATCGGTCGCCGCGAGATCATTCTGCCGGGACAGCACAGTCAGCAGCCCACGCGCGGCACGCCCATCGGTGTTTTTCACCAGTTGCTGCATGCCCCGCGCGACATCCAGCGACTGGCCGGCGGCCTTGGTCATCAGCTCATCAGTCACGCCGGCGGCTTTTGCCACGGCATTAATCAGCGGCCCAGCTTCCATACGCGGGTCCAACTGCACCGCCGCATTGATCAGGCCGCCCAGTTGCCGCGCCGTGCGCAAGGTACTCGACTCTTGCTCGGACAAAACCGGCACTGCCTCCGGCTCACCGGCCTTGACGATTTTGGCCAGCGCTTCCATGTACAGTGACACACCCGAAGGCCAGCCATTCTTGGCCTTATCGCTCAGTGGGGTCGCAGCCACCAACTGGAGCAGGCGAGCGTCTTCGGAATCGAGCACGGACGGATCAAACTCAACGGTGCCGACGGTCTCGTGGGTGCCCTCCTCGTCACTGTCATCCATACGGCTCTTGCCAATACCGTAAGCGGCTTTTTCTGCCACAGCGTCATGCAACAAGGACAGGAACGATTCGCGGTTTTTGCCACCGACATCGATGTCCATGTTCTTCAGCGTCTGCTCCAGCAGAACGCGCTCGCCGTTTGGTTGTTTCTCGATGGCGCTCTCGATGTGATCCCGGTTGCCGACCTCGCCCTCGGGGGTGGCAATCAACCGGCGCAGCAACGGTGTGTTGAACACGGCATCACGAATCACATCAGGCTGCGCTTTCTGTGCAGCAGCTGGTGGTGCGGAATCCAGATCCACCGCCGGGGTGGGAAGCGCTGTCGGGGTAGAGCTGCGGGTCTTAATCGCCTCGCGCAAAGCACCCAAGGCCACGCCGCCCTCGTGCTTCAGCTCGAAGGCGCGCTGGATCTTCTGCGCCTCAGTTGCTGGCAACTGATCCACGGCTTTGGCAAACGCCGCCGGGCTGCCAAACTTGTCGGTCACCAGCTCGTTGAAGCGATCGTGCAGCAGGTCGCGGCCACGGATCACACTGCGCGAGTCATAGTATTCACGGGTCAGTTCCGCCGGCGGGACATCCAGCAGCTCGGCCAGCGGTTCCAGCGAATCGAGCCGGCGCTGTTTGTTGCCGGGTACCGATGCTTTCAACCCGCCTTTGGCACGGTCGAGCACTGCCTCGCCCAAACCGGTTTTGACGTAGTGCTTGAGGTCGATGCCGAGCTCTGCCGCTTGGGCCAGATCCTCGCTCATGTCGCGCGGTGCCGCTTTGGCTTTCGCGGCCTGCTCGATCTTGCCCTCTTCGGTCCGACGCGCGATCACCTGCTCCGGAGTGGTTTCAACGATGCTGGCTTCGGGAAACTGCTGTTTGTAGCGCTCAGCAACCTGGGCGGCCATGGATTTGCCGACCAATTGCTCACCGACCACCGCGCCATCGGCGGTATGGGCCTGGACGACCACTGCCCCAGCTGGGTCGGCCATCGCCTCTGCCTTGGTCTGGGCAAACCCCAGCAGGCGCTGGTTGTCGGCTTCAGTCGGTGCCACCGGCGCAGCATCGAGCTCAGCCTGGGTATTGGCGACCTGTACATGCCCGCCATCGATGACCCGGGCCACTTTGCCCGCTTTCTGTGCCACCTGCATTGCGGCGTCGGCGTTCTCCGCCGTGAAGTGGCGCAGCTGGCCCTCGGGAATCTGCTGGATCTGCGCATGCAGGTCTTTCAGCGGCTCGGCGGCCGTAGCAGTCACATTGTCATTCGCCTGGCCGGTGTAATCCGCCGCCGATGCTACACCTCCCACGGTGCTCACGGCGCCTTTGACACCCGCACCCGCCACCGCACCTTTGAGGCCCGCGTCGATGATGTTGGTCTCGCTGATTTCGTAATCCGGCTTGTGGTGCTGCTTGGCCATTTCATCCATGAGGGTCTGGGCCATTTCGGTGGTGCCTTCGGTGGCAGCACCTTCAGCCACTGCCTTGCCCACCCCGGCCAAGGTCGGGAGTAAGCCAGCAGCGGCTTTGCCAGTCGCGGCCTTGGTCACACCACTCAGCAGGGAGTGCAAACCGGCGTATTCCAGCGCCGACTTGCCCGCACCGACCAAAAACGCGGTCTCCGGCGCATCGATGCCCTGTGACTGCAATTCCATCTGAGTCTCACCGGTGGACTGCGCGTAGATGCTGCCCAGTGCCCCCAGTTTGGCCGCGTCTGCAAAGCCGAAGTTGGTAGCAGCGCCCGCCATGCCGCGCGCGGCCATCTGCCGGGCCTGCCCAACGGCCAACGAGCCGCCCATGTTGCGCATGGCTGCCTTGCCAATGCCTGCCAGGACTTCTTTGCCGAGCAGCGCCACACCGCCGGTGCCCAGTGCGGTCACACCGTCGATCGCCAATTGCGGAGCGAACTCACCCAGCGCCTCGATGGCGTACAGGCCTGCGTCTGCCAAGCCATGCACGTCTTCGTAGGTACCTACGGTGGCTGGGTTGCGCATCGCTTCCACGAGGTTGCTGGCAATCCCCTCCTCGCCATACTTGGCTACTGCATCGATGCCGGTCAGCTCGCCGAACGCGTTGATGAAGCCGAAGAAGGTTGCCTGCGTGTTGTCGGTGCCACGGCCAACCGCCCGACCAACGAGTTCGTGATCGAGTACCTGGTCGCCGAAGCCCCGTTCGTTTTTGTCGCCCCGCGGGTCACGGATGGCCTTCAGGGCATCGATTCGCGAACCCAGCGTGCCGTTGCGCAGGCCATCGTTCAGCCGTTCCAGTCGCTGAAAACGGGCATCGTCGGCGGCCTGGAGGAACTCGGGATGGTTGGACAAGGCAGTGCCTTGGTTCCCGGTCAGTGCTCGCGCGCCGGCCAGATACTCCGCCTGCCCGGTGCCGCCGGCAATCTTCGAGGACATGCCGGATGCCAGCCCTGCCCCCAACAGCTCGGCTTCGAACGAAGGGCCGGTGCCCTTTGGATCACGCATCGGCTGGATCTGCCGGCCGTAGGTTTCGCGGGGGTCTGCCTCGCCGAGCTTGTAGCCTTCCGCGCTCGCCAACTCGGTCGCGTCCAAGGCCTGCGACCAACCCGGCTGGTTGGCTTTCTTCTCAGGGGCATCCGCGCCGTACAGACGATGGCCGACGCCATGCTCGTCATAGAAGGTATCCGCGTCGTACCACTCATTTCTGTTAGGCATGAAAAAACCCCGTGTTAGATGCTGGTCAGTATATCACCGGCACACGGGGTTTAATCGCATTGCGTTTACCTTGGCATAGTACGCCCCAGCGACATGGCCGAGCTTTCGCCAAGCTCGCGTTGCTGCACTGCGTTGATAGCCCACTGGTGCCGCTGATCGTCCGTCATCACCTGCCCGTTGGCCCCGCTGCTCATCGCCGGGTCATTGACCAGCTTGGAGTACAGCTCCAGGTCGTCGATCTTCGAGGCGGCATCGGCGAAACGTGCCAGCCCGGTGGACTGCCCGTTATTAGCCATGGTCTGCAAGGTCGACATCAACGCCGCCTGCGCTCGCGGATCGCTGGCCACCCGAGCCTTGATCTCCGGCGGCAGGTTACGCAACTGGGCCGTCAAATGGGCCTTGGTGACCGGCATGTCCGTCTTGCCGGTCTTGGAATTCTTGATCTTCGGCAGCTCAACAACGCCGGTTGCGTCTTTCTCGAATGCGTCCCACGCCTTTTGGCTGGCCTCCTGGGCTTTCACCTGCGCGGCCGGCGCACCAGCCGCGTTGCTCAGGTACTGCGCACCGGACTGGGTACTACGCGACCGCTCGATCGCATCGGCTTGCGCGCCGAACATGGCGTTGCCGCGTGCCTGATAGCCCGGTTTGACCGACGCTGTGGCACGCATCTTCTCGTGTAGGCCGCCGGGACCGTCCAGCCCTTGGCTCAGGGATTTGATCTCCTTATCCAACCGCTGTGCTTCTTTCTGATCCGCCAACGAAACCCCGCCTTGGGCACCGCCGAGGCTGGCATTGGGCGTCGTCAGCCAGTCGCCAAATGACTGCTCTTTGGGTGCTTGGGTATCGAGCCCGGCGGTCAATGCTTCGCGTTGGGTTTTCAGTTCGGTGAGACGGGCTTCGGATTTGCTCAGCTCATTGCTGAGCGCCGCAACGTCCGCATCGGTGCCTTTGGCGGCACGAACACCGCTGTCGACATAGCCGCGGGTGTCGGTGGCCGCCTTTTCGGTCTGCGTTTTGGCCAGGAAATCAGCCTGGCGTTCGGAGATCAGGTGTGGATTCAACAGGGCCAAGGCCGCGTTGTCGAAGCTGATAGCCGTGACATCGGTGTCTTTCGCCGAGCCGTTCGCCGTCGCCGGTGCACCGCCAGCTTTGATCGGCTGGCCTTCCATGTCATGGCCGTCAACCAACGGAACAAGGCCCTTCGGCGTGGCTACCGCACGCACGTCGGTGTAGTTGCCTTTGCCGTACCGCTCAGGCGCCAGATAGGCCAGCAACTTACCGGCATCCTTGTCCAGCCCAGAGTCGCGCAGACGCTGGTTGATCTCCTCGGGAGTGCCCCGCAGTTGCCCATCTGGACTGTACATGGCAGTCATGACTGCTTGCTGGGTACGCTGCATCTGTGCGGCCAACTTCGAGTCTTTGTAGGTTTCTTCAGAAATATTGATCCGGCGAGTGTCGTTGGCTACCGATGCCGCCTGATTGGCGAGCGCGCCACGCTGGTAGCGATCCCGTGAGGCCAGTTCATTTTTAGCCTGCGTCGAATTGACATCGAACTGACGTTGGTTCTCCCCCAGCGTTGCGTTGTACTGGCGTTTTTCCTCACCAAATTTGTCTTGGTTAAACGAGTACATGCTGTCCCACTGGCTGTCTGCCTTGGCGTCACGCTCGCGCTGGTAATCTTCCTGCCGGCGGGCACGCTTCTCGCCCTCCACGGTTTTGTAGAGGTCGAGCCCCGACTGAACACCTTGGTTCAGCCCGGCGAGCAACCCACTTAACGAATCAGACATGTCGTACCCCTAATCACATCATCATGGCGGCAATTGCCGCCGTGGCAGCCAGGGACGCGCCCGCCTGCATGTTGTTGTTCTTCGTCGTGGCCTTCTGCTGCGTGTACACGCTCTGGTTCGCCGTATCCGCGCTGGTTCGCGCACTTTCCAGTCCGGAAGCCGAACTGTAGGTGCCCAGTGCCTGCTTGCGGATCGTGCCACCGACGTTCATCAAACCCGCCAAGGTCTGGGTACGGTTGTCCCGGTCCGTCACGATGGCGTTGTTGCCCGCCGACAGCTGAGACAGCGAGCCCGACAACGCATTCTGGCGAGCTTCGCCTGCCGCCTGATCAGGTGTGGTCGTGGTGCCATAGCGCTCGCGCATTCGTGACAACGAAGCTCGTGCGGACACCGCATCCGTCCCCGCGCGATCCATGGCCTGGCCAACGGTCGAATCACTCAGCGAGGCAATCGTGGTCTGTTCCAACGGGCGAAACTGCTGGAGGTAGCGGTCGAACTCCTCTTTGGAGATCGTCGCCAGCTCGTCGGCAAGGGGTGTGGTACTCATGGGCTACTCCTTACCGAAACATGGGTTGGACGCGGCTGGCCAGGAACCGCTGCGTGTTGTTCAAGCTGGCCGGAGACTGCTGCGTGTTGCCAGCAGGCGACTGCTGTGGAGTAGTGGTCACCGGAGTTGCGCCGCCTTTCGACATCCCGTAATACGTCAGTCCTGCTCCCGCCAAGGTGCCCGCAGCACCGGCATACGCCGCCTGATTGCTCAACTCGGCCTCTTGCTTCGTCATCTGCGTGCGGACGGTGTCAATCGCTGCACTGGTTTGGCTGCGCGCGGCGGTGGACAAGCTGGTGCCCGCATCCGCGGTGACCCCAAGACCCACACCAAGCGCACTCAGGCGTCCGTCATCGCGGGTGCGCACCGCTTTGGCCGTTGCATCGTTGCGCGCCGAAGCCACCGCGCCGCCAATCGCGGCCGTGTCCACCGGGGCAGAACTCAGGGCCATACGCTGGAGGCCTGGAGTGGCTTCACGCATACCGGCACTGCCCGCCTGCGCGGACAGTCGGGACGAATAATCACGGCCTGCTTCGTCGGCAAACTGGCCTTCAAGCGGCGCGTACGTCGAGCGGTAGTAGTTGATCTGGTCCTTGGCCAACGCCGTCTGGATTTTTTCCCCTTCAGACACCTCAACGGCATCGGGTTTATCGGGTTCGCTGCTCATGACCGGACCTCTTTGGTGAACTTGAACTCGGCTAATTCATAGCCGAGCATGGGGGCCAGTCGGAGCCAGCCACGGCGTTGGGTGCCGAAGGTCAGGCGGGTACAGCCCCGCTCGCCAGCTTGCAGTTCGCACTCGGCCAGCCCACGCTGCAAGGTGTCGCGGGCAGCTCCGGGGCGCACATAGGCATGCCATACGTGCAGGGCATCACCGTTGACTTTGGTGGTGAACAGTCCCACCAGTTGCTGGTCCTCGACCATGACCGTCATCTGGGCATCGCCGCGCATCAAGGTGCCGTAAATATCCGGGGCGAAGTGCAAACGACCCTCGCGGGCCGTCAGTCGTTCGCAGGCTTCTTCCAGGAGCCAGTAATGCTCACGCAGCGCCTCGGCGCTGGTGACTTTTGCCACCTCCATCAGATCCCCCCATAACGTACTTTGCGCACCACCGGCGATTGCTGGGCCTTCGAGGTGCGCATCGCCTGGGCTTTTTCTGCGTTGGCCATGCTGGAATACACCGAGGCCAGTTGCAGGTCGCCCCACGACACATTAGGCATGGCCAGCAATACCGCCTGCGCACCAAACAAAATGCCGTTGCGGTGCATGGCGAACAGCTCGTCCGGCAGTTCAGTCAGTTCATTACCCGGGGCCACGGCGACGTGCATCACCAGGCCGTTGCGCAGGTAGGTTTCAGTCGGGATCACATCGAGCTGGGCAACCGCCGAAGCACCAAGAATCGCATAGCCACGTGGGGTGCCAGTGCCATCAGTGATGTTGCGCTCGCTGATCGCTTCCAGCACCTTGCCGTCCAGTCGCGCCCAGAAGGTGCGGACAGGGAACGTACCTGCCGGGTATTCCAGCTCCACGTCGCGTTGGCCCTTGATCACCGGGGCCGGGTCGAGGGTCACTCGCCACGACTCGCTGTCGCGGTAGAACTCGGTGGCAGAGACGCGCAGTGCGCGCTCCACCAGAGTTTCCGGGCAACCCGGCGCCGCGATGAGGGTTTCGGCCAGTAGGCTTTCGAGGTAATTCATGCCTTGGCCCGCACGTTCGGATTGACCACCGCTTCGTTCTGCGCCTTGGCGGCCAGCGAACCGGCAAACAAGGTGTAATGCGCGCTACTGCGTTCGCCGTTGCCGGCAAAATCGGCATCTTTCGAGTACGCCCGGAACAGCACGTAATCGAGCAGGACGTTGGAATAGATGTCCGGGATGGAGATTGCCTGGCGATACGACGTCAGCACGTTCGGGTCACCCACGGCCACGACATCCGCCGGCGCACGGGAGATCACTGCCTCGATGGCACCGGTGCCGTCGTTACCTGGGAAAACATAGAAATTGGTCGGGTCCACGTCATCGAAACAGAAGTGCTTGACCTCTTTGGCGTAAGTAAACACCGACGGGTCATGCCACGACGGGTGCTGCGAATCGAGGACCTCACGGTCCACTACCCGAGCCGCCCGGGTACCCACACGAGGCGTGGTGACTGGGGTTTTCAGGTTGCGCATCACCCGCAGCAGCGCCAAGCCACCGGCACCAATACTCTGGAGCGTGCCTTGTGTGAGGGTCAGTGCCACGTTGACGGCGGTTGCGCTCGGCTTATAGATCGCCACTTCGCGCTGGCCGTCATTCAGCCACTGGAGCATTTCACTGAACGGCCAACGAACGCCCGTGGTGTCCTGCACAATCGTCTGTGCTCGGGTGATGATGTCGCTGGCCAGAATAGTCATGCTTAGACCTCAGGTTCTGCTTGGATCAATGCCCAAGCTTCGTCGCGCAGGGCTTCGGTCACGCCTTTGCCGGCTTTGCCGCGCAACGGGGTCAGTTTCGGCTCGCCGGTCACCGCGAACAGTTTCGCGTCACCTTCGACCATCAATTCTTTGATTGCAGCGACCACCAGCTCAAGCGCCGGGGCTTCCACAAGTTCTTTAACGAGCTCTTTCACCGGCTCTTTGGCAGCGCCGGTTTCGGCAGCTTCGTCATACAGGCGAGCGCCACGGGTCAAAGCAGGGCCGATCAGCGACTCTCGGATCGGTCGCGGGACACCGGGCTGGAACAGTGCGGAAACGCCGTTGTTGGCAATCACCATCTGCTCATCGGAAACGTAAAGGTCCATCTGTTTCTCCTAAAAAGGAGTGGTCCCGAAGGACCACCCAAACCCCGTTTCGTTAGTTGTAGAAGGACAGCGCGGTGTCCAGCGTGATGACGCCGAAGTCTTCCTTGGAAGTCGGGCTGGACAGGTTGCCCTTGAACTGTGGCTTCAGGAAGCCAACCATCTTGGCGATCGAGACACCGTTTTCGGAACCGTAGTCGAAGTCACGTTCGACCCACTCAGCGCTACCAATGTCAGCCATACCCAGTGCCTGAGCACCGCAGAGCATTGCGCGCTGGCCTTTACCGTTACCGGTGACCGCACCGAAGCCTTCACCCGCTGCTGCACCGACGGTGTTGAACACATGGCGGTACTCGGTGACGATCAGGCCATCCACGTTGACCGAATCCACGCCTGCGAACAGCGGGTTACTGTCACCGCGCACGCCGGCATTACGGATGTTGGCCAGGAAGTCCGGGTCGAGGCGCAAGTCGGCCATGCCCTGAGGCGTGACGAAGACCTGGTAGGTTTCAGAGCCGCCGGCACCTTTCAGTGGGCGGATGTAGTTGTCCTTGGCCAGCGCTTTCAGGCGAACCAGAGCGGCGTAGTCCATCGGGACCAGCGAGCCGTCGGCCGCGTCAAAACCGGTACCGGAAGTGATACCCGAGGACTTAAGGTGGTAGCCGCGACGCGCAGATGGCGCAACGGTGCCTGCATCGGGTGCAAACTCCAGGTCGTTGAAGTTCTTGCCTGCGGCCAGAACCGGGCGCTTGGAACCGTTGGTGTTCAGGGTGTACGGCATGGAAGCCAGCGACAGGAACGCCAGTTGGTCCATACGATCGGAGAGCCAGTAGCCCAGTGCGTCTTTGGAAGCGTTACGGAAGTTGACGATCGAACGTTGATCCGCCATGCGACCTTCAAGACGGTTTGCGTTACGCATCTGGTCGAAGGTGATCACGGTGTCGTAGCTGTTCAGCGCTTCTTCGTTGTCTTCCAGACGGGCGTCACCGACCACACCGTCACCGGTCATGTCAGCGAGCAGGGTCATCACGGCGCGGACGCCTTTTTTGCTCTTGGTGAGCTCAGTGATGTGCTGGATCAGTGCGTTCGGGCCGGTGCCCATATAGCGGGAAATGAAAGCGTTGTTGCGAGCGTGGTGCCAGAAGGCCATACCCCACGCGGTGTATTGTTCGTCGGTCAGGGCCGCGAAATTGGTCTTAGCCATGGTGGCTGTGTCCCCTTATTCGCCGCACCTCGGGCGCGGCTAGTCGAATGGTGTGTTCATCGATTGCCTTGCCCCGTGTCGTGGGAGCGCCGAAGGTAAAACCGCTGTTGAAGGGGACGACCCTGTGCTTCATGTCGCAGAAGCGAGCGATGCCCAATTATACGCATTGCGTTTATTTATAGGCAAGGAAAAGTCCTTCGGGCGATGCCATTTTCAAACCCATGCCATACGCGTAAGGTTCATGCGCCCAGCGTAGCCCTGGAAAACCACCTAAGTAAGAAGTGAAATGGAAAATCAGACAGATTCATTAAAAAAGTGCATTTATTGTTGGTATCCGAAGGCCGTTTCGGAAATGACTCTCGAACATGCGATACCGCAATGTCTCGGTGGGGCTCATGCTCCGGACAACTATAAAATTCGAAACGCCTGCAAGCAATGCAACAGTAATTTGGGTCTGTTTGTAGATGCCAGCTTTGAAAAATCGTGGATAACATCGCTGGCGCTGGCTCAAGCAACACGATTTTTAGCCGAGTCCAACCCTGAGATAATTTCCCCTCTCGTTAGCATGGGGAACGTACAAATTTCCCCGCCAGGCATGATTGACACAGAGCTTTGTGAATGGTGGATGGGGTCGCAAGGCGAGCACGTGATTTTGATACGGCCCGCGGACGAAAATCTCTATTGGTATATGGGTGGCAACCCAAGGACTATGAAAGAAAAATCGGCCAATGCACGGGCGTACTTTTTTCTCATGGACGGCGCCGACCACGGCAAATCACTATCGGAATTCAAAGCATCTTTTCGAGACAGGAAAGTTCGCAAGGTCATGGCTACGACCGTTACTGGTGTAGATGTCACACAGCACGGTTTTACATCGCCTGATGCTAGTGACGCCCTCACGATCGAGTACCTTTGGGCGAATGCGATGTCTGGGGTCGAACTCAACAGTAAGCTTGCAAACCGCCAAGACTTCGACACAAGGTTCATGTGCAAACTCGCGCTAGGGGTTTCTTATGCATTGTTTGGAGACAGGGTTTTTGACAGCCCTCATGCAAGGGAATTGAAAGAAGGCATGTGGTACAGAGGTGAGGGAGAACCGCCAGCAATAAGCGGGGCGCGCCCGTATAATTCTGAACCGGAACCAATGCTGTCAGAGTTTCTCTGCGAACCAGGTGCTGTATCCGTAGTGGTAATGCCAAACTATGACAAGCTATCGCTAAACCTGTGCATACATCAGAAGCACTTTTGGAGCATCGAAATGGCTCCAATGGCGGAGCTAACCGACGCCGACAAGGCCAAAATCGGGGAAGGCAAGGTGATAACACTCTTCAAGTCCTTGAACAAGGGACAAGAATACGCAATTGAAGACTACATGCTAGCGCGAGTAACCGCGCGGCGAGGCTAAGTAAAAAGCCCCTGAAAAAGGGGCTTTTTATGGATTCACGTGATGATTTGCCAATCATCCGCCAGCATATCGGTTTGCGAGGCTAGCCAACCGGGCAGCATTGCTCGACGCCCTTCGGCATTCGTTGTCCACATATCGATATGGGGCAGGATCTCGCACGATTCCATGTTCAGCGCAGTATGGTAGGGACTGCCATCACGAAGCTGTGCTTCGCGTGTTCCTGGAATCAGTACTAACCACATACCTTTGCCATTCCATCCGGCGCGGGCCACTTTGGCACCGGATTTCAGGGCCTCGATGGCCAGGCCGAACGGCAGGCCTTCGGTGTCGCGGTAGGATTTGTCGAACACGTCCGCCGGTGACCAGCTGATGTAGCCGTCATGGCCCGGGTGGTTGCTCTGGCCGCCATCGAGGTACTCAACGAGGAAACCCTCGTCGGCGCCGTTCTCATCGGCCGGGAGCTCCCAGCCGCGGTAGTGGTTGTAGTCGATGCGGCTCATGGGCGTGCCGACGACTAGCTTGGTGCCAATATAGGTGCGGCTCATACCGAGTTCCCCAGCATTTTGTCGATGACGGACTGTGGTAGGGCCATGAATTCGTCAGGGCTCAGTTCGTTGATGTTCACTTTGTCGCTGCCCTCGCCGTTGGCCTTGCCGGACAGCACCGGCGGTGCTTTCGTCGCTTTGGCCACTTTGGCAGCGGTTTTGGTCGCCTGAAGGGCCTTTTCACGGTTTGGTACAGGCGTTGGTTCCTTCTCAGCCTGCTGATCCTCCAGGTCGTGCAGCTTGGCCACGGCTTCGGCAGCCTTGCGGGTCGCTTCAACCATCGTGAAGCCACGCTTCATGTAGCTCTTTTGCAGCTCGACCGACTCGCTGCCCAGCTCCTCGTTGAACGACTCATGGTTCTCGTCCAGCTCAGGGAAACGGGCGTACAGCTCCTTGATCGTGGCGCGGAACTCAAGGCGCTCCTCGACCTGCGACGCCAGATCCACCGGTTCGGACTCGACCGGTACTTCGGCGGGCTGTGGGGTCAAGGCGCTGAACACTTCGGCTTGCAGCGCGGCAGCAAGGTCGGTGTCACCACCGATCAGGGCGTTATTCGCCTCGATCATCTTCGCCTTGATCTGCTCGCCGGTCAGTGGCTTCGGACGTGCTGCCTCGGCGGTGCTGCGGCGCAATGCGTTGAGTTCGGTCTCCAGCTCGGCGGCGCGCTGTTCGGCCAAACGCTGCTTGCGAATCGACTGGTCTAGGCGAGACTTTGGGATTTTAGGTTCTTTCGAGCCCTTTTCTTTTGGAGCCGGCGTTGGTTCCGGGTCGGCGTCATCTGCATCGGCGTCGTCAGCTTCGTCGGCTGCTTCGTCACCGTCAGCGGCGTCATCCAGTTCAGCCCCATCAGTACCGTCGCCATCACCGGCATCATCAGCGGCATCACTATCAACGTCTGGAAGATCCGCCACATCCGTTGCATCGCTTTCATCTTCCGTCTCCGAAAAGTCATTACCAAAATCGAGTCCGTCGGGTAGAGCTTCCAGTGAGCTAGGGGCGCCTGTGTATTCGTCCAGGCTTAGTTCACCGCGGGGCATGTGGATTACTCCTGATTTTTACGGGGGGTAGGTTTGGTTTTGTTGTCCCGGGTCGCTTTGTGTTGCGACGACTCCAGCTGGACCTCACCCTGGAAGCGGGTGCGGGCCAAATCAGTGGCAGTGCGCAGCTGCTCGCCCTGCGCGCGGGCCTGATGCGTGAGCTGGGCCAAAGCGATACGGGTTTGCAGTTCTTCGCGCTTGAGGGCGATCTGGGATTCGAGGCGGTCGCGCTCCAGATCCATGGTCGGCGCACGCTCGCCGCCGGCCAGTTGGCTGGCCTTGGCGACGTTGAGTGCGGTGGCGGACTGGAAGTTTTCGGCCTGGGCCATGAGTTTTTGCAGCTCGGCCTGCGTGGTCTGGATCGCCAGCTGCTGCTGCATTTGCATCATCTGCACTTCTTGCTCGGACGGCTCGGCCTGACCCAGCAGTTTCTCCACGGCGTCGGCAATGCTGTCGCGCTCGGCCAGGTTGCTGTGGCGGATGATCACGGTGTCCGGAATGGCGATACCGTTCTCGCGCATACCCATCAGGTCGGCAAACTGTGATTCGTCGAAGTTGTCGCGGTTCGGCAAGGTGGTGATGACCACATCGTAAGCACCGCGGGTCACGTCGTTGACCAGTTGGCCGGCGGCATTCATGGTGTTGATCAGTACCTGCTCATCCGCTTTCTTCGGGTCCTGGTCATAAGTGATGTGGACCACGCGCTCCTCGGTGTAGAAGTCCTGAATGAGCTCCAGAATCTTCTCGGCGACGATGCGACGCGTGAGTTCCATGTTCTTGGTCGGCACCTGGAGCTGCACCGAACCTTGCGCCGTTTGGCGATCGATCGCGACGCCCGATACCGTAGAGGCCACCTGACCGAGCATGCCATTGTTGACGCCGGAGATTTCGCGGATAGAAACCGCTGCCTTCTCGCTGATGCGGTCGAGACCGCTCGGGACTTGGTTGGGCTGGATCTTTTGCGGTGGTTTCGAATTACGGGCATGCACCAGCACGAGGCCGGTTTCGGCACCGCGCTCCTCCAGGTCGTCTTCGGTCATGTTGGTCAGGGTGCCCTCTTCAACCGTCCAGCCGCTGTTGGCCGTGGTGTTGACGATGTGCAGCTCCTGACTACGGGTCTTGTTCAGGTATTCCTGCGGGCTGATCAGGTTACGGACCATGCCGAACGGCTTGCCACGGCGGAAGTACGGGAAAAACGGGACGATGCTGAAGGTACGGTACAACGACCAGTCGTCATACAGCGTCACCGAGTCGGCACTCACGGTCCAGCGCACGCGGCGACCCGGGCGCTTGTGGATCGACAGCTGCATCTTCTCGGCAAACGCGATCATCTTGGCGTCGTCCCAGCCGCTCGGCACTTCGGCCATGTCGCCGGTCGCTGGGTCGACAAACATGCGCTCGTTGACCCATTTGTAATACTGACGTTCGACGACCCGGATCGACTTGATGTCGCGGTTGTCCGCGTCCGAGCCACCATAGGCATACGGCGCACCGGCGCCGTTCTTGCCGCCGAAGGTGGTTTCCTCGAAGCGCACCGAGTCGTAGCGGATGTTGTCGCCGGCACTGGTGGCGCTGCGCAGCTGGTCCGCCTTGTCCTTGCCGTACATGCCCTCGATTTCGTCCAGGCTCAGCCATTCGCTGGTCATCACCTCGGACCAGGTGTTCGGGTCGTATTCTTTGGCGTCCGGATCGAGGACCACCGAGCGCGGGTCTAGAGACCTGATCTTGACCTCGCCCTGCATGTGGTCACTGAAATCCATGCGCACGTCGAAGAAGCCGCGGTCTTGGATCAGGCCGTCCGCCAAGACGCTCATTTCCACGTAGCGGTATCGGTTGGCGTGCATGATCTGCATCGTCAGCTTGTTGAGGGTGAACGCCACCTCACGACTGGCATCGCGGCGTGGTTTGAACGCCACCTGCACTTCGCGGCTGAGCTGATCGCCCAGCGCCGTGTTGATCACGGCCAGGATCATGTTGAAGGTCAAAGCCGGACGGCCCTCGGCCTCCAGCTTCGCCATGGTCTTCTCGTCCCACTGTTTCTCGCCGGTGTAAAAACCGTCGAATTTGTCGGCCTGTACGACGTAGGCAGAGTGCCCATTGTCTCGGGCGCGCACATACCGGGCATGGTTGAGCCGGGCAGCAGAAGCGGGATCTTTGGCGGCGGACACGGGCGGTTGAACCTCATTAATACACGCAATGCGTTTATTCTATCCCATCATGAAGCCAAGTGCGACTTTCGCCCGCCCCCCTTCACCAATTTACCCAGCTTGTCCTTCCAACTCTTCTTCGGCGGCGCTTTGGACTCACGCGGGCGCACCAGCAGCGAGAGCATCTGGCCGATCCAGCTCATGGCATCAACGCCATCGTCGTGCAGGCCGTTGGGGAAGCGCATCATTTCCGCGACCAGTGCTGCCGTGGCGTTGCAATTCTTGCGGAAGAACACCAGACCCTGCTGCATCCTGCCCTGAATCGAGCGGGCGCGGGCGACCTTGTCACGTTTGCCCGGGTTGAGCTCCTCGATATAGAAGCTGGTCAGACGCTCCTCGCGAATACGCGCATCGAGGAACGGCCGCAGGGTCATTTCGATGTGCCCACGCTCCAGGCCGGTGATCGATGGACGCCAGGTTTTGTAGACCTCCAGCACCTTGTCCACCAGTTCCATCGTCCCCCAGTGCCCGCGCTGGATGTCGACCACGTAGGTGTTGTCGTTCTTGTCCACGCCCACGGTGATGCCGACCGAGAAGTCGTTCTGCTCTTTCTGGCCGATCGCAAAGTCCCACGCGGTGTAGAAGTTCAGCTCCGAGTAGGCCGGGATGTCCTGAGGGCCGTACCACTGGAACATGGTTTTCTCGAAGTAGTCACCGTCGTCCGGGGTCGGGTTCTGCTGGTACAGGGCCTGCCAGTCACGCGGGCCGACGGCGCGCTTGATCCGCTCCAGGGCGTCGTTGTCATAGCGCTCGGCGTGCAGCGGGTCGTCCTTCTTGCGAAACAGCTCGTCACTGATGGCCTGCGCCGGGTACTCAACCACCACCCACTCATCGCCCTCGCCTTCGGCCTGCTTTTTCAGCAGTCGGCCAGCCAGATCATCGTCGTGCCAGCGGGTCAGAATCACCAGCACACCACCACCTGGTGCAAGACGGGTGTACGCCGTCGAGGTGTACCAGTCCCAGATCGCTTCACGGTTGGTCGCGGACTCAGCGTCCGTGCGGTTTTTGATGGGGTCATCGATGGTAAGTACGTGCGCCCCCTTACCTGTGATCGGCCCCCCTACACCGGCTGCGGAATAGCCGCCGCCGGCCGTGGTCAGCCATTGCTCGACCGACTGGCTGTCCTTGTTTACCGCGCAGTCCGGGAACACCGCCGTGTACGACGTGTCCTTGACCACATCACGGACTTTGCGTGAAAAGCCGTTGGCCAGGTCCTGACCGTAGGAACAACCGATGATTTCATGATCTGGATAGTTGCCCAGGTGCCAAGCTGGGAACGACCGAGAGCCGATTTCGCTTTTCCCGTGTCGCGGAGGCATAAACACCATCAACCGCGGCGATTGTTTGGCCGCCACTGCCGCGCTGAACCATTCGAGTTTGTCGCACAGGTCTTTATGGACCCAGCCGGCCTCGTATTTGTCGTTGAATCGCAGGATGAACGCCAACAGGTGCTTTTTCGCCAATTCACGGCGAGCTAGCTCCTGTTTGGCCGCCGAAACAGCGTCCATCGCCTCATTGAGCGCAGTTTTTTCGAGCTTGGCCGCCTCGACCCTGCCCAGCGCCTTGGCTTTTTCGCTGCGGATGCGCTGCATTTCACGGCGTTTGGCCCGTAACGGGTCGTCTTTCTGCGCCTCCGCCTGCCCCCGGGGCGCTGCCGCGAGTTGGCGGGCCAAGGCCTCGCCCTGCTGGCAATAAACGCAGGTGCCGGCGGCGTTGAAGAGTGTCGCGGGATGTTCTTTGGAGCATTTGGCGCATTTGCGCAGGATCAGCGGTTTGGACCGGGCATTGATCAAGGGTGAACTTCCTCAAATTCACCGTCGATGGCGCCAGGGGCGAGCTGATCCACTTTCAGCCCGGCAAGTCGGAGCAATTCAGCCACCGGCAGGTCCGCCAACTGGCGAGCCGTCACCGATTTCGGCACCTCAACCACTGGCGCCTCATTCACCCGGTGCAATTTCACCAGTGAGTCCGTGGCCTTGGTCATTTCCGCCGAGGTGCCGGCCATGTGATACGCCTGCATGTACATCGCATGGGCGTCATCGATGCCGAACTTCACTCGCTGGAGCGAACGGCCCATTTCGGCCTCGTATTTCTCCCGGTAGCCGACGATCACCTCGTCTTTGGCCCACAAAAGGCCTGTGTTGTAGCTGCATCCGGCCTGTTCACTGGCCCCGCGCACTGGCAGTCCGCCCACCAAGGCGGCGACAAACATCTTCTGCTGACTGGTAATTCGCGGTAGGTCGAGCGCCCCCGTGCGCTCATCCGCGTCGATCGATGCAACTTGGGCATCGAGGTCCATCAAGGGGCGTGTCATGGCAGTTCCGGGATAGAGAGATACTGCAATTATACGCAATGCGATTATTTAATCACAAAAAGAAGCCCCGTTAAGGGCTCAGTAGTCGTGGTGGTCGTGATAGTCGGCGTCGTAGCCGCTGTAGTCGTAGTACTCGACCCCGCCTTTGCCATCCCCGTAGGTCTCTTGGAACTGAAGCTCGCCGTTGCCCATGTTGTAGATGCCCAGGGTCTTTTGGTCAGGGCCAGGGGTCATGTCTTCCATCGACGGCAGCGGTGTGTAAGTCGCCATCTGAGGCATCGGGGCGTATTCGATCGCCCTCGGAGTTGGTAGTCCCACCGTCATGGGAATGGGGCCTGCGGCGTTCGCCAGCGGAGCCAGGGCCAGTGCGGCGAGCAGTGCGATCCTATTCATACGGCCTCCTAATGAGCGCGCTTCAAGCTTTCAGCTATGTCGAATTCGACGCCATCGGGCGAATCGACATCCTCCAGACCTAGTTGGTCACGGAGCCAGGTTTCTCTGTCGACGCCATCAGGCGCCCGTTCGAGTAACTCGTCAATGCGCTTTTGCGCCCTCTCCCTGCGTTCCTTCATCGACGTCATAGCTCGCGCACCTAGCTCCTGAATTTTATAGAAATTTTTTCCTTTCGCTTTTTAGCGAGTGGCGCTTTGCCATGCGCGAAAGGTAGCGGGACAAAAGCCCAATGGCAAGTGACACAGGTCGAGGGTGGCAGGGGGGTATGGGGGGCTCGCGGTCAGGGACTCCCAAAGGGATTCGGTTTTCTGTTCCGGCCGACTCCAGTTTCAAACCCAAGGAACCTTGTTTAACCCCCCACCGGGGGGCTTCGGAGACGTACCCATGATCGACTACATCCTCGCTCTCATCAGCACCGTCATCAGCTTCAACGCTGAGTACAACGCAACGCACCTGCTACCCCTGTCGATGGCCCTGTTCATGGCATTCATCTTCATGGTGCTCATGCCATTCATGATGTACGTGATGCGGGAGACACCAGAGCAGACCATCGAGCGTGTCACGCCCATCGTTGGTATCTACGACAACGCCTTGGCATTGGCTGCACGGCAGCATGCGGCAGGCAACTACGCACAGGCACGGTATGAGGCACGGGTGGCTGAACTGCACGCCATGCGTCAACCGTTCCTCGATGAGCTCGCTGTTGCCCAGGCCGCAGTCGCTGCCAAAGGGGCCAAACAATGAGCCTTGAAGCCCTGCTGTTCCAGGTGCTCTGCATCTTGACTACATGCGCCTTCGTCCTTGCATGGATCGAACGCGCACGCAATAAAAAGCCCACTCACGGTTGCACCCGTGAGCAGGCCACTCGCAATAACCCAATCCGCTAAGAAAAGGAAACTACACCATGAAAACTATCACCATCAAAGACATCGTTGCAACCGCTCGTGGCACCGAGATCCTGCTACCGCTGCTCAATGGCGAAACCAGCATCACTGAGTGGGCGCAGTCCATTGCACTGGACAGCGTGACCACCAAGAACGGTCGCGAAATCAGCGCTGCCCGTTCGGCACTCAACGGTGCTCAGTTCGCTATGACCAACGTGGCGATGGCGCTGCGATCAGCCACTGAGCTGGGCAAGGTGCCGTACACCCGCGCGGTGCAGGAGACCAACCGTATCTACAACATGCTCGATGGTCTGCGCAGTGCGTTCGCCGGCGTGCGTAACGAGGCGCACCGTGAGCTGACCGTGGCCGAGGTCACCCTGGCCGTTAAGGACGGTGTGTTCGACGAGCTGCAATCGACCAGCGATGCCTATACCCGCGAGGAGCTGGAGGAGCTGGCCCGCGAAGGCAGTCTGTCGTGGGAATCGATCGACGAGATCATGGACATGCAGGAGGCCAAGCAGGCCACCGGGCAGGCCGACATGATGGACAGTGACGGTAGCTGGTCGGAGAGCGAGGGCGAGTTCCGCACCTCAGTGCACACTGCGAGCCAGCTGTGGGACATGGAGCTGGTCGACATCAAGTACAGCGAATCCAGCGCCGCCAGCGTAGCCCTGATCGGGATGCAATGGCCGGTCAACAACCCACTGTGGGATGCCCTGCTCGACCGCCTCGCCGATAGCTGGGAAGCCGGCATCGAGTACGCCGATGACAAGGAGGCCGCGGCCAAGAAAGTCGAGCGTCGTGAAGCGGTGATCGAGGACCTGCACGCCAAGCCGATGATGGCTCGCTGGGTCATCAACCACGTCACCCGTCGCGTGTTCCGTGACCAAGCGATGCTGGCCATCCGTGCCGAAGAGATCAGCGATCGCCTCGCGCACCTGGAGCGCCAGGCCATGAACGAAGAACGCTACGGTGTGCCCGCCAGCCTGACCCGCATGGGTACCGGTGAAGAAAGCGAGTACGACCGCAAGTCGTTCCTCTACTACGCCGAGCTGCTGGAAGCGGAGGCCGCCGGCAAAGCCATCCACGACACACAGATCGAGCGCGAGCGCAGCTGGGCCACCGCTCAGTTGGAAACCATCGAGTCCCTGCTGCACGGGTTGAAGTCGCTGTACACCGAGCTGCGGATGATGGACCTGGAGCTGTTCAAGCTGTGGGAGCTGTTCGCCACCGACACCATGCCGGCTCAGCCGCCGGTGTACTGGAACAAGCAAGGGCCGATCTTCGACGAAGCTGATGCCCTCGCTGCCATCCGTGTCGAGGCCGCCATGGCCAAGCAACGTATGCGTGAAGCTGAAGGTGATGCGCTGGTCAAAGCAGCTGCCTTGGTCGAGGCCATGTTGGGCCTGTAAGACCAAGTAAATTCAAACCACATCAGCCCGGGGCATTTGCCCCGGGCACTATGGAGAACTAGCCATGAAAATGTCCGAACGTCGCGCTGCCTCGGCACTGCGCATCAAAGCCCTCGCCACTCAGGTTGAGGCCCCTGCCACTGCACCAAAACCACGCCTGCGTGTGTACATGGGCGGGCTGGTCACTGCCCTCGCCATGAAGATCGCCATGGGCTTGGAAACAGCCGCCGTCACCCTCGCCCGCTGGACCGAGTCCAAGGCTGAGCAACACAGCAACGGTAGCGCCTGCCCGCATTGCTCGGGCACCGGGCGCTACCGTTTCCACACTGACAGCACGCGCAACGAGCGTTGCTTTCGCTGCAACGGCAAAGGCACTTTGGATCTCAAGGACCTGGGCTTCCTGAATAAACGCCTGAGCGGCGCCGGGCCGGTGTGCTGGGTCGTCACGGCCTGATTAACCCCGCCGAATAACCTCTGAAAGCTGCGTCTGCGGCTACCCCTGCGTCCGCGACCGCTTCTGCGTCTGCGTCGTGGTGTGGGTGTTGGGTCTTCAAAGAGCTATCAGTCGTGAGTGGTCGTGTGTGGTCGGACCAATGACGAGTGATTGCACGCTGTGAGGTGTCGAAGGTCGAAGGTCAATCGACACAGGTCAAGGGCACTGAGCAAAAGCCCTAAGTCGGCCGTTACTGGACACGAGCCGAGGTGGGTGGGAAAGTTACTCGCAATGCGATTCAAAGGAGGATTTATGCGCTTCAACGACATTCGCTGGGAGCACTTGGCGGCAATACACAAGGCATTGCGCCATGGGGCCAGTGTCCCGGATGCCTTGACCGAGGTCGGGCTGACCCCGGCGCTGTGGCGCAGGTTGCGCGGCGATTGGCACGCGACGTGTGCTCACCTGGCATCGGTCGATCCTACCGGGCACCCGGTCGAGGTGGCCGACATCGACGTGCTGATCAGCGAGCGACGTGGGTTGGGTGGCCGCCTGCCCGGCTCCCTGGACCTGCGACCTCGTGCCCCTCGTCACACCAAAGGGCGGCCTTTGCCCACGCTCCAGGTCCAAGACAGCTCGTTCTGTGTCGAAGGTGGGGTGTTCTACATCGAGGACGAGGGCTAGCCGTCGGGGTAAAAAGTCGCATGGCGAGTGACGAAGGGCGGTCGGCAGGGGGTTTTGTCCCGATCTTTAAACGCTGTCCCAATCTTGTTTTTCGACCAAATCGGCTACAGGCCACGTAATCCGTGGCTTCCAGCCATTTTAAGGCGCTGTCCCGATCTTGAGTTCCGCTCTGCACCTATAAAATGATTTGTTAATGTTTTGTGATTATTTGCGCCCTAAACCACGGGCTCGGTAGGCGGTAGCACCCTGTGCCCTATTGCATGCTACAAATACACAAATCATTTTATAAACTCTGACCCCCCCTAAAAAGAACGGGACAACGGGACAAGAAAGCTACAAGCCATGGAACACGCGGCCTCCAGCTGTCCCGATCTTCAAAACGGTTCACCTCAAGATCGGGACACCCCCCAAAGTACGGGACAACTGTCCCGATCTTAAGGTTATTGGAAGCCAGTCGAGGATCATTTGCCCTCCGATCCAGTAAGGAAGTCCTACCATGACTCGCATCAACATCACTACCCCACACGCCCGCTTCTATCTCAATTATCCATCCGACGGAAGCATCGGTCCCATCACCGAATGGCTCGACCGCTATGTGTCCTCGCACCCGATGCACAGCGTCTTCGCGTGCGTTGGAGAGGGCATCTATTTCGAAGAAGGCCCCGAGGGCATCACCCCAGGTATCTGGACGCATACTCCATTGCCCCTCGGCATGGACATTCTGGCAACCCAAGAGCGCTTTGAAAATCGGGCCATGATACTGCTCAGCAAGGAAAATGGCGCCGTGGACCTCGCGAAAGACCCGAGTGATGGACGCTACTTTTCCGCTGCTATGAATGCCGCGTGGATAATGTACGTCGACCTGGATGTTGAACACTTCATCCGTCGCTAACACGCTCTGCATCCGCCCGGTTACTCACTAGGCGGCTCCACGCAAAATAAAACACGCATTGCGTATTAATCGCTGTGCGAGTACGATCGCCTCCGCTTCAAACTCAAGGAATCGACGAATGCAATCACAGACCCTGATTAACCTGACCCCTCACCCGCTTGTCCTGCTGTGTGTCACCGGCACGCAGCGCGTGCACCAGTCCGGCAACATCGCTCGCGTGCGCCACGAACAGGTGGCCCTCGACCCGGTCGGCGGCATCCCCGTCTACACCACCGCGTACAAGGAAATTGAAGGCCTGCCCGAGCCCCAGGACGGTGTGACCTTCATCGTCAGCTCCCTGATCCAGCACGCCCTCAAGCAGCAAGGCATTGAGCGCCCCGATGTGCTTTCCCCTGGCACCGGCCCAAACGACTCCGCGGTGAAAGAAAACAACCGCATCGTCGCCGTCACTCGCTTGGTGAAGATTCAATGAGCCTGCCCCCGATCTACATCGCTTATGACCTGATGACCCGTCAGTTCTATCACGACGACGGCGGTGACAGCCGCGACAGTGAACGCCTGCTGATCGCCAGCACCGACCTCGACCTGCTGCGCAGCACGATCAACGCGCACTATGCCGAGCCTGATCGGGTCCGCAGCCACTACGGCACCACGTTGTTCATCCCCACCGGCAAGATGAAATCCAATCGCTGGTCTGGAAGCGGCGGCGGCTGTATGGCCAGCGGCCACATCGAGATCCGCAAACTCAACCAACTGGCGTTCGCATCATGACCCTCGTCACTCGGCCGACCGCCGAGCTCGAAGGCCCCGCGCTGGATTGGGCAGTGGCCAGAGTCGAGGGGCATTCATTGCCACCGTTCCCGGGCCGATCCGGCATCAAACAGTGCTGGATCAACGTAGGCCCAGCGACTCACGACGTGTTTGCCCCGTCCACCGACTGGCAGCAAGGTGGTCCGCTGATCGAGAAACACAACCTGACCATCGAACGCCCGATCGAGATGCGCGGTTGTGCAGTGACCGGCTTCCACGACTGGCGCGCGGACCACCCGAAGAACTTCGGCGGGCTAATTCGCTACTCCGGTAGGGGGAAAACCGCATTGATCGCCGCCTGTCGCGCCATCGTTGCCAGCAAGCTGGGCGACACGGTGCAGGTGCCAGAGGAGTTGCTCACGTGCGCGTGATCATCACCCTTGATCGCTACGACGGCGCCCAAGGCAAGCAGCTCACCCTCGACCTCGCCGAGATCAGCCTAAACCAACTGACTTTCTACCTCATGGAAGCCAGCGTGTGCGGCGTGACCATCACCAAGGACAAACCGCTCGCTACGGTGTGCGAACGGCTCATGAAAGAGGACACCAAGTAAATGAATTTCTCCACCCAGCTCCAGGACATCCGTCAATCGGCCGAGGCCATTGGCCAACGCATCACCGCCTTGCAAGCCCGGGGCGAGCTCGATCGTCGCGGCTCGATGAACCCGAACGAACCGCTGCGCCACCACAAACGCGGGCCACTGCTTGCGATCAAGCCGCACGCGTATCGCTTCAGCTTCAGCACCACCCCAACCAGCAACAGCACGGATCGGCCGGTGTACGCCTGCAAGATCATGGGCGGGCTCAATGAGCTCGATGCCGAAACACACCTGCGCCAGTTCTTGCGCACCCAGGGCCTGCACCTGCGATCGATCCTCGCCACGGAGAAATTGCGATGAACGAAAGCAGACAACAACAGCTCCTCGCCAGCCAATCCGGTTTGGCCCGCAAGGTGTATGAGGCGGTACCGATCCAGGCCTGTTGGAGCGAGACCACCATCCTCAACGCTGCACGCCTGACCGGGGTAAACACCGCCCCGCATGTCATTCGTGCCTGCCTGCGCGACATGAAAGACAGCGGCCTGATCCGTGAACCCACTCGCGGCGAGTTCCAGCGTGAAACGGTCACCATCAAAGCACCCAAGCCTACTAAGCCAATATTGAGCAAACCTGCTATGACCACCAAGCAACCTGAAACCGTGAAATCTCCAGTCTCGCCCATCGATCTGCTGTCCGAGGTCTCCACTGAGTTGGCCAGCATCGGTACCGAGTTCCTCCTGCGCATGCAGCTGCTGTCCACCCGCGTCGACGAGTTGGCCCTGTCGATCGAAGCGCAGCGCGAGACCGATGCCACCGCCATGGCCAAGGCGCACCAGCTCCAGGCCTTGCTCAAAGAGTTCGCAGCGTGATCAACGTCGACACCGTAATCACGCTGCTGGTGATTCTGGTGATCGCCATACTGTTTCCGCCCCCGAGACCTCGGCCATGAAGACCGCCCTGTTCACCCTGTTCATCCACTACTGCGTCAACCAGCAGTGCGAAACAAAGCCGCTCAGCAATGCCTGGGAAACGATCGAAGAATGCCAGGCGCAGATCCCGATCTACTACGCCATGGTGCCCGGCGATTACCTGATGGAGTGCAAGTAATGCAGACCCTGAAACCCGAGCTGCTGGCCATCGTCGACACCATGTCGGCCCACCTCGCCCAGCAACGCGCCCGTGCCTACGCCGATGGCTGCAAGTACCGCGACAACGACGGCCGCATGTGCGCCGTGGGTTGTCTGATCCCCGACGAGCTCTACGCCCGAGAGATCGAGGGCGGCATCACCACCATGTTCCACAGCGTCGACATGGAGTACGCCTCCACTCACCGCCCCCCGGTGGTATCCCATCTGTGCAGCCTTGCGCCGTCCCTTGAAAGGAACTCGCTGAAGCTTTTCCTCGACCGTACGCAGATTTTTCACGACGAAGATCACGGCATCGATAAGAACAGTTACGTCGGCATCCTCAACGCTGCGCCACCCGACATCAGCAACGATGACCTCGCCGCTGTGATCAAGACCGAGTTGGTCCGCCGCCTGAGCACCAGTCCACTCGACACGTGGCTGGAATAACACGCATTGCAATTATTTCCACCCACAAGGAACGCGCACCATGGCCACTGAAACAACTGAAATCGCCCTCGACAAACGCCCGATGAAAGTCGTGTTGGTCACCTTCGACAACCCGGAGAAATCCTACAACTACTGGGCGCCGGCTGACGCCAGGACCGGCGACTACGCAGTGGTCCCATCGGTGTCGCAGATCATCCAGAACCGCAACATGCCGTTCACCATCGGCCAGATCGTCCAGGACGAGGTGATCGACACCAGCAAAGCGACCAAGGCAATCCTCGGCACCTTCAACGAGGACTTCTCCAAGCATGTGCAGGCTCGCATCGAGCACATGCAGCGGGTCAAGGCCAAGCTCGCGGTGAAGAAAAAGCAGTACGAAGACGCCGCCTTCTACGAGCTGCTCGCCAAGACCGACCCGGAAGCCGCGGCGCTGCTCGACGAGCTCAAGAGCTTCAACCTGTAACACCCCCCAACCGCTGCACTTAACTGAGTACATCGCTATGTCTAAAGCTCAAGTCAATCCGCTCCAGGCCATCGTCAACGCTGCCGCTGTCAAGGTCGCCGAAGCGCAGTACCGTTTGGCCAACCTGTTCACGCCCTACTCCTTCGACCCGGAGCGCGTGGATTTCGACCGCGTCGGCGCTTTCCTCGGCAACGTCAACGCTGCGTTCCCACAGCCAAGCGAAGCGGTGAAATTGTCCCTCGATCGCACCGCCGCGACGCTGGTGGAACAGCAGGCGATCCTCGCTGCGTTCAAGGCCCAGGGCACCGAGCCGACGCTGAGCGCCGACGAGTTGTTCGACGCCGCCCGCAACAGCATCGCTGGCAACCGCCTGCAACGCGCTGCCTGACGGTTGAACCACGCCCGCAGTTACACGCACTGCGTGTAACTGCGCCTTTCAAGGAGAAGACCGATGCACCAAGTAACCGAAACCACGATCCAGGATTTGATTGACCGCGGTGTGGCCTTCGCCCACACCGCTTATGAGGTGGCACGCAAGTTCACCAAGTTCAACTACATCGACCTTGATACTCCGATCGGCGACGACCACCAACGCAACCGAGTCGACCCGCTGTATCCGGTAGCCATCACGCTGTACAACCGCACCGCAGGTGGCACCATCATGTCGCTAGTCGACAAGGACGGTAATCCAGCGAAGGCCAGCACTCACGTCGAAGCGCCTTACAACTACTCGACCTACAGCGACTACCTCATCCTGCGCGTGCCGCTGTTCATGCTGACCTTCGCCGGCGGAGTCAGGGATCTGATGTCACTGATCGAAGACCCGGCGAACGGCAACCAGACGTGTTCGTACACCCGCGCCGCGATAAACGAGCTGCCAGGTATGCCCGAAACCATGCGCGACTTTAGCGACTGCTCCTGGTTCCAGAGCACGGCACAGAGCGCCACCGCGGGCGACCACCTCATCCCAGAACTGCGCATCACGCCCGGGGCCTTTCATTGCTTTGCGCACGCCCACCCATACCCGGAATATTTCCGCGCTGATCGCCCTTTGTGGCAGGTACGTGAAGAAGCGCGCATCCGCTATAGCGCCTACGACCAGCTGCCAGCCCCGGTACTGGATGCACTCGACCCGGAAAAGATCCAGCACTTGTATCCGCACCTGCCGACCAAACCGGGCAACGCGGGGCTGATCGCCTACACCCAGAACGCCACCGCCGGGGTCATGGATCGTCAGGCGGTGATGCGTGCCGGCCGCTTCATTCGCCAGTTCGCCAAAGAAGGCACCAGCGACGAAGCCGTCAAGCAACTGACCGCACACGCCGCCTCGCACCTGGGCAGTCAGTACAAGCACAGCTGCGAACGCGAGGACTACAAGCGCGTGTACATCAGTGGCCCGAGCAGTTGCATGTCCTACGACGAAACCGGCAAGAGCTTCGGCAAATTGATGGTCAATGGCGAATTCGTGCACCCGACCGAGGTGTACGCGCACCCAGAGAACGACCTGGAACTGGTGTGGATGGAGGTCAACGAGAACATCGTGGCCCGCACCATCGTTAACAAAGAGCGCATGCAGTATCCGCGTATCTACGCCAAGGAAAGTGTGGCGAATGCCTTGAACCGGTTGCAGAACTATCTCGAAGACCTCGGTTACGCCCAGCACGACAGCGCCTTGGTCGATCAGAAACTGCTGAAGATCTCGCCCGACCGTTACCCGCACGCGATCCTCTGCCCGTACATCGATAGCGGCAACCTCGGCGTCTACGTTCGGGACGATCACCTGCTCACCGGCGGCTGCGAGAACGCCGACCACGAATCCGGGTGCCTGATCGACTACAACACTAGCCGCAGTAGCGACTGGTGCTGCGAGTGCTGCGACACCGATTACGACGATGACGATGGCTACGAGATCAACGACTGCGGCGATCGCATCTGCCAGTCATGCGCCGACAACGATCACACCCGCGCTTACTGCACCAACCAGCAGGAAGAGCGCTACGTCCACGAAGACGAAACTGTCTACGAGCTGGTGAGCGTCAACCGCGGCACGCTGCGCTACTACAGCCACATCTTCTTCAACAGCGACTTCCGCGACATGGGCCACTACGGCCTGGTGGAGCTCGACACCAGTTACTACGACAGCAACTGCGTGGCGCTGATCGATGACTGCACACGCACCGAAGACGGCAATTGGTTGCTGACCAACGACCTCGCCGATCACGACCTGTTCTTCAACCACGAAACCGACGAAGCCTGCCAGATCAACGACTACGCCGTGTGCGTCGACGCTGACGGCAACGACGAGTTGGTTGAGGTCAGCGACATCGACGAGGAGCTGTTTGAGTGCGCCCCGACTGAACTCGACAGCACCTACCCGATGCTCCGCGTCTACACCGCGATCATCCAGGGCGAAGAAGCCGCATAAGCGGCTTCATCCCTCCCCCCCAAGGAATTCACGAAATGAGTAAGCAAACCGTGACCAATATTCGTCCGTCGCACAAAGTCGTTCCGCCATCCCACGCCGCCTTCGCCGACACTGCCGTGGGCACTCCGATCGCTGTCGAAGTGCTGTATGACATCGTCCGTCGTCCGCGCTTCGCCGACTCCGAAGGCGAGGCCTACGTCATCGACACCTACATCCAGGGTTTGCCCGGGATGCAGAAGGACTCCTTCGGCAACTTCTGGCTGCGCATCCAGCAGGCCGACGGCTCCAACCCGACCACCCTGTTCAGCGCGCACACCGACACGGTGCACAAGGCCAAGGCCACCGGCACCTACGCCCTGACCGTCGACGAGCAAATCCTCAGCGTCAAGGCCGGCGGTGTACTGGGTGCCGACGACGGTACCGGGATCTGGATTCTGCTCAACCTGATCGAAGCCAAGGTACCCGGCCTGTACATCTTCCACCGTGAAGAAGAGATCGGTGGCAATGGCTCGACCTTCATCGCCAAGAACTTCGCCGACGAGCTCGAAACGTACAACCGCGCCATCGCCTTTGACCGCAAGGGCACCCGCGACATCATCACCCACCAAGGTGGCGAGCGTTGCTGCTCGGATGCCTTCGCCGACGCCTTCGCCGACCAATTGAACATGACCGAGGGCTTCGTATTTACCGGCGACGACAGCGGCTCGTTCACCGACACCAAGAACTACACGCTGCTGATCCCCGAATGCACCAACCTCGCCGTGGGTTACTACGACCAGCACACGATGTTCGAGTGCCAGGACATGTCGTTTGTCACCCGGCTGGTCAACCGCCTGATCGCCGTCGATTGGGAAGCGCTGCCGACCGAACGCGACAAGACCGTCGTCGAGGACATGTGGGCCGACTGGAACAACCGCTGGGGCAACTACGGCAACTACAGCACCACCAGCCGGAAAATGGAAAAGAGCGCCGAGGCCGACGACCTCGAAGCCATGAGCGACCTGATCCTCGATTACTCGATGGAGATCGCCCTCGCGTGGCGGGACCGCGGCTTTGACGCGCACAGCCTCGAAGAACTGATCATCGGCTACATGTCGGACGAGGAGCGCTAATGTCCTTCCCGCCCAAAACCCAGCACATCCTCTCGACCTTCATCCAGGTCCACAAGGCCGGCAAAGCCGTGCGCGTGCCAATCGAAAAGGTCTCGCACTTCGTATCCGAGGACAAGTACATCACCGCCTACACCGACCAAGGCGAGCTGCTGCTGGTCACCTCGCTGCGCAAACTGGAAGCGATCTACGGCACCAAGGTCGCCCTGCTGCACCGCAAGCTGCTGGTGTTTCGCGATCGCATCGCCAAGGTCGAGCGGCCCCCACGCCACTCAGGCGGCTACGCGATCCTGAGCGACGGCCGAGAAGTGGCGACCAGCTTCCGCGGTGCGCACGCCTACCTCAACTCGCTGGCCGGGTAAGTCGTCATGGCCCGAGCCTACAAACGCGACCAGATCGAGACCCGTTGGGGCATGCCGTTCTGGGACCTGGTGCGCGACTTCGCCGAACAGGACCTGAGCCGTCACGACACCGCGCGAGCGCTCGGCTACAACCGCGACTACTTCTACCTGCTCCTGGCCAAGCACCCGGAGAACGACCCGTTCCCACGCTACGGCTTGGTACCGGATTACACCCTGGACACCGGTGAGGGTTTTCGCGAAGCCCTGCAACGGATGATCGCCGACGGCATGCACGTCAGTCTGATCGCCACCACGATGGGCTTCGGTCGCACTGATCGCCTGCGCTACGCCATGGCCGTGCGCGGCATCAAGCTGGTGTTCCCGCTCCCGACGCTCAAAGCCCGCAAGAAACGAGACCGCACCAACCAGAAACGCAAACCACGACCACCACGCATTGGCCCGCGCAAGGTGAAGCGCCCCGGCGCCAACCATCCGTGGCGCTGCTCCCAAAAACAGGACAAGTAAATATGAACACCGTACTCATTCAAGGCGGCCGCACCTTGGACCTCGAACGCCTCGTCGACCTGTACCAGCGCCAAGGTCGCTCGGCAGAGAACATCGCCAGGGAGATAGGCCACAGTCCCAACACGGTGCGCCGCCATCTGCGCGCGGCTGGCGTCGAGCTCGGCCCACAAGGCCAGCACCGGCTGATCACCGACGAATACGTGTCGCTCACCTTGAAGATGCGCGCCGAAGGCACGAACTGGGAGGACATCGCCGAGAAGATCGGTTTCTCAACCCGGGCACTGCAACGCGCGGTCGCCAAGTACGCCCTGAGCGCCTCGATGGCCCGCGAAACGGCGCTGCAAGCCCGACTGAACAGCGCGGATCAGGAGATCGATGACCTGCGCCAACGCATCGACAAACTTTCGGTGGCGCCCGTAATGTCCCATTCGGGACGTCAGTGACAGGGGAAGCAGTGATAGCACTGAGCCATAGCATCCCATTATCCAACCATGTACCTTACGTTTTCCTCTATAACCCGAACGTTTTATGAACATCATTACGCGCGAGCTCACACAGCAAGACCTACAGCCTGTAATCAAATTAGCCGTGGCCAACCACATCGACCTCACTTCGTACGCGGTAAGAAGAGACGGTCCGATCAGCGGTTTGAGTAAAGGCACGCTTGAGATCGAGGTTCGCACATACCTCCAGCAAGTCCTTTCGGCAAAACCAATGCTGCCAGTGGAAGTTGTCTTGGCAAAGGACCCAGAGGGCGCCGTCATCGGTTTCATGCTGGTGATCCGGGCAGCGAATGGTGCCTGCGGACTGAGCTATGGGGCGGTTGCCCAGAGTCACAGGCAACAGGGTGTATTACGATTGATGCTCGACGACATCAAATCGAGGCACCAATCAATCGTGCTTACATGCCATCTAGGCACCGTCCACATCTACGAGCGCTTGGGTTTTAAAGTATCTGGCCAAAAAGATGCTCAAGTAGAAATGAGCTGGGGTCCCTATGATCCTCTCACGCCGATGAACCATCTTGGTTTCGAAAGTCACGTGGAATTTCAAGCTCTTCATGCCGCTTTCAAAAGGACACATGGAACCAAGGCTATCAGCATTCGTCGCGCTGCTAACGCTTTTCAAGCCGCCCGTGTACGAGAAGTGGCGGCTTTCGTGGCCCAAAAGCTGCAAAACTGATGTTGATTGTCGCTGGGAACGGTAGTCCAGCGCCCATGCCCTAGACACTACGACGACTAAATAGTAGCGTTGAGTAAAACTTTTAAGTGCTGAGACGAATATGGATGACGAAAGTTTAATCGAAAGGCTGCTCTACAGCGGCGAAGGCGTAACTCTAGACTATAAAGTTCAACAGTATCCTCATGACGGCGCAAGTAACGACGACAAATCTGAATTACTCAAAGACATTCTTGCTTTTTCGAACGCGTGGCGAGACGAAACAGCCTATATTCTAATCGGCGTAAGTAACGACACCCAAGATTTAGTCGAACTGGACAAGGATCTTGATGACTCTCGCCTACAACAATTTATTAACGGAAAGACCAACGTACCTGTTCACTTTTCCTACCGCTCGCTTACATACCTGGGAGTGAAACTGGGGCTATATACTATCCCAGTTCAGGATCGACCAATCTATGCGAAGCAACAGTATGGCAAAGTTTCACCTGACGTCGTATATGTCCGTCGCGGCTCAGCTACCGCTATTGCCAAACCTGACGAAATTGCTAGGATGGGAGCAGCAGTTCGAGAAAAAACATTTGCTCCAAAACTGCAAGTACAACTTGTTGAGCTAGATGAAAACGCCACTCCAGTCACGTCAATCGATGTTGCGTACAAAAATTATCAGCTAGAGAGCTATCCGGAGTACATAGACCGAAAATCTAATACATTCGGTATACCGGCACTTACCCAAGCCAACTCCAGTTATTTTCGAGAACTCGCAAAATATACGAAATTTAAAAACAGCACTTTTGCATTCAGATTCGAGATATCTAACTTAGGTGATCACTTTGCTGATGACGTGCGAATTCAAATCAGCGCACCATCTTCGCCTGGATTCGAATTTCTTACCGAAACTCAACTTCCATCAAAGCCCAATAAAACAATCGATTTATTTGGGCATATTCATCGCAAAATACAAAAATTAAGTAATATTGAAATCACCTCAGAACGAAATACCGTTGCCGCAACCTTTCCAGTGGGCAAGATTCAGTCGGGTGAAACGTTATATACTGAAGTCGCTTACTTCACCCAGCCGTCCGAAAGACTGCAATCCTTCAAAATCAGGGTATTCTCAGATCAACTCAGAGGCCCAATAGAATTTGAGATTCCAACTCGATTCAAGGTGGAATCTACATCTTTGCCCATCGGCGTATTGCAAATGATTTCACACCACTGACTTTCAGATGCACGCCGACTTACTCGTGGGTCGGCGACTGATGCCTATTACCTTATCATACCGCTTCCAAATAAACGCATTGCGTGTATCATGCAGACCATTGAGGGACCATCGACATGAAAGCACCTGTGAAGCACTACACCATCCAACCCGGGCAGTCGGTGCACAGCACGTACTGCTCAACCCTGATTGTTGACAGTCAGGAAGGCCCTATCACACATCCCGGAAGCTTTTCTGTCCGTGGGGACAACTTAAAAGTGCACCTTTTCCATGGCCGCTCGTCGATTGGCGAGGACATGGAAGACTGGGGTTTTGACGGCCCCACCTTCAACTGCTTGAGCGTCGCTCACGACCCTGATCTGGTCCTCTTGCAAAGTGCCTGCGGCCCCAGCCTAGAGCTTGCGAAGCGTATGGGGCTGTCCATCCACGACGACACAATCAGTATTCCCTACACCGAGGATTTGTTGTCGATCCCACGCTTCCGAGACGATAACCCTGCATTTTTTGGGGATTTTTCGATCAACGGCATCTAGCCCTATGCCCGGCTTTCGGGCATAAGCCCCGCGATTGTCTACACGCTGTGAAAAAATTGTTAATTGACCATCCCATAAAATCGAAGCTCGCATGATGCGTATCAAAAAGGAAGTCGAATGAACGTTGTACCAGCCCGCTTAGTTCTGTCCCGTAAAGCCGGTGAGACCATCCACATTGGTGACAACATCATCATTGATGTTCGTGTCGACCCGGACCGCCCGAAGTTCATCAAGGTGGGCATCACCGCCCCCCGCGAAGTGAAGATTCTCCGGTCGGAGCTTATTGCCGATGGCGAAAGCGCATAAGAAACGCATCTACGACCTTACCGACGTCCTGTTGGTTATGAGCCTGGCGGCTCGGATACACCAATCCAACGCCGCCGTGCGCAAATCCGCAATCTCGATGTACCCCAACGCCAATCAACGCGCCCGGATCGCTTTGGTCCTGGTGCGTGATTCGCAACACCCGATAAACGTGCTCGACCTATTTCTCAAGGAACTCACAGATGAGTAAGCCCCGCGCTGAAGTGGCCATTGACCTCGAAACACTGTCCACCTCCCCTGCTGCCAAACTGCTGTCGATCGGCGCCGTCGCCGTCTGCGCTGCCACTGGCCAAACGATCAAGTTCTACACCGCCACCAGCGTTGCCTCGCAACCTGTTCGCAAGACCGACGCCTCGACCCTCGACTGGTGGTCCACGCAAAGCCCCGATGCACGCAAAGCCTTCGACTATGCCCACAGCGACGAATGCCCAACCCTCGCCGAAGGCCTAACTCAACTGACCGACTGGCTCGGCAAACTGGGCGAGACCCATGACGTGCACGTATGGGGCAACGGCGCGGACTTCGACATCGGCATCCTGAACCACGCCTACAAGGAAATCAGCCCGTTCGTGCCGTGGTATTTCCGCAACGTCCGCGACATGCGCACGCTGTACGACATCACCAAGCGCTTCGGCCTGGAGATCAAAGTCCCTCGCGTCGGTACCCACCACAACGCACTGGACGATGCCCAGTTCCAGGCCGATGTGATCATGGAGTCGCTGCGCCAGCTGGACGACCTCGCCTCTCAACTCCGTGCTGCCGACGCTTTGGCTGCTGAACTGGTCGGGAGCGCGTAATGAACCTGATCGGCCTGATCGGCAAAGCCCGGGTCGGCAAGGACACTGCGGCCGAGCACCTGCACATGTGGCATATGTTCAACCGTTACGCGTTCGCCGCACCACTCAAGGATATGCTCAGCGCTGCCTTTGGCCACGATATTGGTGAAGCAGACGGCGCCGCCAAGGAACAAGTGATCGACTGGCTGGGCAAAAGCCCGCGCCAACTGACGCAGCTCCTCGGTACTGAATGGGGTCGCAACTGCGTCCACCCCCAACTGTGGACACTACTTGCCGAACAACAGTGGATTCACTGCCAACGTGGCCTTTCCCACGGCCTGGTGATCAGCGACGTTCGCTTCGACAACGAGGCCGAATGGATTCTCCAGCAGGGCGGCACCCTGATCGAGATCACCCGCGGCACCGCCGCCCCAGTGAACGCCCACGCCAGCGAAGCCGGCGTCCACTTACGCTATCCCCGGTTCATGGTCAGCAACGACGGCACCCTCGACGAGCTGTATAGCGAACTCGATCGCATCGTTTTTCTGCTGCCCACCAATACACGCATTGCGTCTTAAATGGAGACCTGCATGAAATCGAAAGCATTGTTGATCATCGCCCTGTTGGGCGCTTCGGCTCTGGCCCACGCGGCTGCCCCGGCCTCCCTGAACTTCTGCTCCGGCGGCAAGGGCGGTTTCTACGAATCGTTGGCCGAGACAATCGGCAAGAAGATCGTCAAGGACACCCCCACTGAACTGCACGTCCTCAACACCGGCGGCTCGGTGGAGAACGCGCAGAAGATGAAGGCCGGCAAGTGCGACATCGCCGTCATTCAGGCCGACGTAGTCAGCTCCGGCGTGTTGCCCAATGACGTCAAGGTCACTGACGCACACACCGAAGTGGTCTATTGGCTGCACGGCAAGAGCGGTGTCGACGACTTCGGCAAGATGGAAAAGGACTCGATCGCTGCCAAGTACGCCTTCGCCTCGGTGCAGGGCTCCGGCGCCCTTACCACGGTGAAGAACTGGATCAAGACCGACAAGGATTACGAGGGCGCCCGCGTCATCGAGTTCGACAACTGGTACAGCGCGGCGGAAGCCGTGGCCCAGGGCTTCACCACCACCGAAGCCGGTGTGCGCATCGAGATCGCCGGCATGCTGTACATCGGCCGCGCCGGCAAGATCAGCTCGGACATCACCGAGGACTTCGGTACCCAGATCCTGATCGGTGAGGTCAACGACGATTCCTTCGCCAATAGCAAGGACATCAACGGCAACCCGCTGTACAGCCATTGCGACATCGACAAGCTCGGCATGTCCGGCTTGGAGAGTTCGACCATGGGCAAGCCCGATACCTACTGCGTCCGCGCCCAGCTGGTCTACAACAACGCCTGGCACCAAGGCCTTTCGGCGGATGACCAACGTGACGTGCGCCGAGCCGTCGACAAAGGCATCAACAGCACCGTGAAAGCGGTTCGCTGACATGTGGCGCCTCTACACGCTGCTGCTGATCGTGGGCCTGTCACTGGGCGCCTCGATCGCGCTGCATGTGATCTCGATCTTGTACGGCGCCGGCGTCGTCACCGGCCTGCTCCTCGCCGCCCTGATCTGGTTTCGCGCCGCCCGCCACCGACGATAACCCCGACCGGGGCCACGCGCCCCGGTGTCTTTTGGAGATCCACATGGACAAGCAAATCAACCACCTCATGGCGTTTGCCGAACGACTCCTGCTGCGCGACGACATCAACGAACTGACCCAGGCTCTGGAACACGGTGTGCTCGCCGAGTGCGAATGCGACGCCGATGCCATCGCCGTCCTGTCCGTCAACTTCGCCTCCTTCGTCATGAGCCTGGGCAAATCGCCTCGGGAACTCAACAGCATCACCGCCCTGGTCGGCCAGCTCGTCAACGGCATTGCCCAGAACCGCCACCGCCAACTCATGGGCCAGTGCGACTACGTCATGCCCTCCGCGACGGTGCACTGATATGAAGATCCTTGGCGAAGACTACCTGCTGGTGACCTTGGACTTCGAGTCCTACTACGGCACCGGCTGCACCCTGACCAGCCTCAACACGTTCCAGTACCTGAACCACCCCGAGTTCACCATCCACGGCGTGGGTGTGCAGCTCGACGATGGCCCAAGGCAATGGTTCCGCGACACGGCTGATGCCATCGCCTACATCGAGGACGAGGCCTGCGACACGCTGATCGCGCTGCTGTGCCAGAACACCCAGTTCGACGGCATGATCCTCCACCACTTCTACGACTGGCACCCCGACCTGTACCTGGACACCCAGTGCATGTCCAAAGGCCTGTTCCCGACCGAGTCGGCCAGCCTGGAGAAACTCTGCGAGCGGCTATGGCCCAACGACCTGTCGATGCGCAAGGGCAAGGAGCTGGTGCAGTTCCGTAACGTCACGACTCAACAGTTGTATGCCAGCGAAGCGATGCTCGCGGCGATGATCAAATATTGCATAGGAAACGACAAGAAAGACCAAGGCGACGTAGGGCTGACCTACGAGGCTTTTCTGCGCATGGAGCCTCATTATCCCGATGATGAGCTGCGCTTGATCGACCTGCACATCCGGATGATGTGCAACCCAATTTTCACACTCAACAAGGACCTGGTCCAAGAGTGTTACGACGAAGGCGTGGAGAAACGCAACGCGCTTCTCAAAGCCGCCGGCGTCGCCACCACCACCCTGAGCTCCGACACCAAGTTCGCCGCCTACGTGCGCGACAAGTTGGGCATCACTCTGCCGATGAAGCCGTCACCCACAGTCAAGATCAAAGTCCTCGATGCCGAGGGCCGCGAGACCGGTGAGGAAGTGCCGAAGATGATCCCGGCATTGGGCAAAGCTGACATGGGCTTTCAGGAAATGCGCGCGCACCACAAGGAGCACGAGCACATCTGGGCAGGACGTGTGGCGGCCAAGTCCACCGGCGAGATCACCCGTGCCGAACGCTTCCTGGAAACCGCCGACCAGTGCCACGGGATGATGCCGGTGTGCCTGAACTACTATGGCGCCCACACCGGTCGCAGCTCAGGTACCGAGAAACTCAACCAGCAGAACCTGCGCCGCGGCTCCAAGCTGCGCCGGTCGCTCAGCGTACGCACAAGGCAGGTGGCGGTATGACCGTTCAATTCGATCCCACATTGGTAGCCGACGCCACCCGCACCGCCATTACCGGCGACCAGCTGGTGTACGTGGTCGACTCCTCTAACATCGAGGCACGGGTATTGGCTTGGGTGGCCGGTCACCAGACCCTACTCCAGCAGTTCCGCGACAAGGAAGACGTGTACATCAACTTCGCCACGAAGGTGTACCAGCGTCCGCTGACCAAGAAACTCAACCCGCTGGAACGCCACGTCGGCAAAACCTGCGTACTTGGCCTGGGCTTTCAGGTCGGCTGGAAAAAGCTGCAATCGTCCCTGGCCACCAACGACCAGTTCCCGATGTACATCGAGGAGCCGGACTGCCGGCACATGGTCAACCTGTACCGGGCTGACAACGCGCCCATCGTCAATTACTGGGCAGAGGCCGAGCTCGCGATCTTCGACATGTTCATGGGCAACGAGCGCCAATGGGGTGCCCTGCGTATCTACAAGAACGCGCTGATCATGCCTAACGGCATGGCGTTGCAGTATCCGCACCTGCGCCACTCCGAACCGGATGAACAGGGTCGCATCGGCTGGGAATACTGGAACGGCAAGTTCTTCACCAACCTCTACGGCGGCAAGCTGACGGAAAACATCGTGCAGGCGCTGTCGCGCATTGTGCTGTTCCGCCAGATGCTCAAGATCGACACCCTGCTCATGTCCCGCGGCGGTCGCGTCGCGCTATCAGTGCACGACGAAGTGGTCGGGGTCGGCCCGAGCTTCGGTGCCCTTTACCTGGGCGTCGGTGCCGATGGCAAAGAGATCTGGTACGACACCAAAGGCGCCGATGAAGTGTTCGCCGACATGGTCGGCATCATGCGTACCCCTGAACCCTGGTGCCTCGACCTGCCGCTGGATGGTGAAGGCGGCTACGCCTTCGAATACAGCAAATAGTTCTCACGGGCGGTGGACTTGGGCAGCCGCCGCTCGTATATACTCGCACTGCGATTAATTGGAGCCCCCATGACAATTCCACTGACCTTCCTTGAGCCCGCGCCAGGACTGCGACTCGCCAAGGTGATTTCCCAGGATGGCTCAACTCCGTACCCGAAAGCCCGCGTCTTCACCAGCCACACTCACTACCTCGCCCCCAACGAGGACGGTGTGCGCGAAGCTTTCGAGCACTTTCAGGCCCACGCCCTACGCGGCCACGCACTGATCAAAGGAATTCTCAAGACTGCGCTGATCAACGAACCGCGCCGGGGGCAAACCGACACCAACGCCCCAACCAATCTGCTGGTGATCGACCTCGATGACTACATCCCCGAGGTCCTGCTGCCGGCCAACGTTACCACTGCGGATCTCGCCGCCACTGCCCGTGCCGTGCGTGCCCTGCTTCCAGCGCCGCTGAACACCACCGCGTGCATTGCCAACGCCTCTGCATCCACCGGCCACAAGCCGGGTGGCGTCATCGGCCTGCACCTGTTCTTCCTGCTCGACAAGCCGGTGCCACCGAGCCAGCTCAGCCACTGGCTGACCGGCTTGAACTTCGGCATCGAATCGTTCCGCGGTCAGACCAAGCTCAACCGCTCGGGCATTTCCGTGAAGTGGGTCTGCGATCCGGTGGTCTCGCGCAACGCCCAGATCGTCTACATCGCCCCGCCTGAATTGCGCGGCGTCAGTGATCCGTTCGCCACCCCTGCTGACCGCTGGGCGGTGATCGATGGCGAGCAATGGACCTGCGACATCCAGCCGCTGCTGCTCGACACCGTGCCGAGCGTGATCCAGCAGCACGCCGAGCGCCTGCTCAATGACCTGCGTAAAACCGCCGGCCTGAAGAAGATGACCCCCAACTACCGCCGCATGGTGGTGAACGGGGAAACCCTGCAAGTGCTGACCAATCCGGACCAGATGCAATTGGTCCTGACCCGGCACACCGACACCCACGCCTACTGGAACATCAACGGCGGCGACAGCAACGCCTACTGGAACCCGATCGGCAACCCCGAGATCATCTACAACTTCAAGGGCGAGCCACCGTTCGAGCTGCGTCGGGCCAACGAGGAGACCTACAACTGGTACTGCGAGAAATTCAAGACGCAGATCCGCGAAGTCAGCGACCCTCGCCCTTTGGCCTTCCGCGACCAGGCCACCGACCAGCACTACGCCGTTGAGTACAACCCACGCGACGATCGCCTGCTTCGTTGCAACAAGATCCAGAAGCAGAACATCGCCGACTGGTGCGCCGGTTACGGCATGCCGATGCCCGACCCGATCCCCAACTGGGACATCGAGTTCAACCCACAGTCGACGACGGTGATCGACTGGGATAACCAGCGCCTCAACCAGTTCCAGGCCACCGACCTGCTGCGCAACCCGCCGCCCGTCATGCCCGCCTACGCCGGTCGCAAGATTGGTGAGGCGCAAGCTGCTCTGCGTCAGTTGTGCCCGGCCATCCACCGCGTGCTGTTCCACATCTGTGGCAGTGCCGAGACCGAGTTCGAATGGTTCGTCAACTGGTTGGCCTACACCATCCAGACGCGCGAGAAAGCCATGACCGCTTGGATCTTCAGCGGCGTCCCGGGCACCGGTAAGGGCATTTTCTTCGAGCGCATCCTGCGCCCGCTGATCGGCGCCGCTTACGCCACGCGCAAGCGCCTCGATCACCTGGAGGAGCAGTTCAACGCCTACCTGCAACAGACGCTGTTTCTGGTCTACGACGAGTTCCGCCTCAACGACTCGGCGCAGAGCGGCAAGCTGCTCAACAAGCTCAAGGACGAAATCACCGGGGCCACTTCCAACATCCGCGCCATGCGCACCGACACGGCTGAAGTGGCGAACTACACCAACTACATCTTCTTCTCCAACCATCTGGACGTGATCCGAATCGAAGAAGGTGACCGGCGCTTCAATATCGCTCCACCGCAGTTGCTCCCCTTGCGTTCCATCTGGCCGGAAATCACTGCCCAGTTGGGTCGCATCGACGATGAAATCGGTACCTTCGCCGGGTTCCTGATGTCCTACGCCGCCTGTGAAAACAGCGCCAAGACCTGCATCGAGAACCAAGCCAAAGCCACGATGAAACGCTCGGCGATGCAATACAACGAGCGCTTCTGCATGGCTGCCAAGCACGGCGAATTCGATTACTTCCTCGATGTACTCGACCTCGATATTGCCAACGACCTGACCCGCTCAACGCAGATCACCACCGCACAGAAGTACATCAAGCACTGGGCCAAACAGATCGGCCAAGGCCCGTGCCGGGTGCCGATCAGCGACCTGCTCACTGTGTACCTAGCCCTCGGCGACATCCAGGCCAACAAGATGAGCCAGAAGAAACTCACCCTGCTGCTCGGACGCAACGACCTGCACGTCGAGCGCGTGCGCGTCGGCGGCGAACGCACTCCCTGCATCACCACCACCTGGTACTCCAGCGAACTCAGCGCTGACGAGATCCAGGACGTGATTGGTCCGCAGAACACCCCCGCGCATGAACAGTTCGCCACGCCCACTCACCATTAAGGAATTCACCATGGAACGCCAACTGACGGAAGAAGCGCAGGACGAGCGCGACGACTACGAGCGGTACCGCCGCGATTACGGTGGCTGCTCTTGCCACCTCAACCCACCGTGTGGCTGCTGCACCCATCCGGGCAACCCGCTGAATCAGGAAGACGATTCCTGCTGGATCGAGGTGGACTGACATGACCGAAAAAGTCGCGTTTAACCCCGCGGCTTTCGGCGCTTCGCGCGTCGAGAAGCCTGCACCTGCGGTCCATGTCCCGGACACCTTGGCCTTCAACCCGCAAGCGATCAATCAGCGCCTGCAAGTCGAGCGCCAGTCGATCGTTGATCTACGCACCGCACCACTCGGCCCGGTCGGGCAGTGGTCGATGAGCCGGCTGTTCGAGTTCGAGAACTGCCCGCATGCCGTGTACCTGGGCAAAGTCATGAAGATGCCAACGCCCAGCGGCCCGGCAGCGGATCGCGGCACCCAAGTGCACAACCACATCGAAGGCTACATCCAAGGCGAACACGCCGACGTCATCAAGGAAATGAACGGCTTCATCAAGCTGATCGACCTGTTGCGCGACGAGTTCATCGAGGGTCGGGTGGAAGTTGAAGGCGACTGGGCCTACGACCGCAACTGGACAACCACCGGCTGGACCGACAAGGACTGCTGGGCACGGATGAAGCTCGATGCCCTGTGGCATGAGTCGGACACCAGTGCCGACATCATCGACTGGAAGACCGGCCGCAAGTTCGGCAACGAACTCAAGCACAACCAACAGGGCATGGGCTACGCCATCGGTGCATTCCACCGCTATCCCAACCTGCAATTCGTCAACGTCAAGTTCGCCTACCTCGACAAGAGTGACGAACTGATCGGCAGCTACACCCGCAAACAGGCCGAGCTGCTCCAGCCGATGCTCACCGAGCGTGCCGACAAGATGACCACCTGCACTGACTTCGCGCCCAAGCCGAGCTTCAGCGCCTGCCGTTGGTGTGCGCACAAAAACGTCCAGGAAGGCTTCGACGAGCCGGCCTGCAAATACAGCTACGAGGGAATCTGATCATGAAAACGTTCACCCCGAACGACAGCGACGCGATGTGTGACGCCACCAACGGAATCTTCCGAACGCTCGCAATAGCGGCGGAAGGCTACGTCTTCCACACCGCTGGCAAAAACTCCGACGAGTACCGGGGTGGCAGCTGGGCCTTCACCACCAACGACAACGACACCCTCGGCTTCTGGTATCCGCTCGATCAGGCCACTTATCCGGTGGCCTGCGAGAACTACTACGAAAACCTCGCCATGGACGCCAAGTCGTTCGGCGCCGCCTGCACGCTGATCGCCATCAACCGACTGGCGTGGAAGTTCCACGAGGCTGGCCAGCCCGCGTTATCCAAAGAGGCCAGCAACCTGTACCACGCCCTGCGCAACTGGATCTTCGATCTGGGCGAAGGCGACACCCCTTTCATCAACTCCGCAGCCGTTGCCGGCTTCATTGACTGAGACCCCCACTATGCAAAGCACTTACCTTTCGCTCGCCATGCGCACCAACAGCACTGTTGTCGGCACCCACGGCCTTGTTTCCGCCGACCTGCTGCACGCCGCGCTGGGCTTGGCCGATGAGCACCACGAATACCACACCGCCAGCTCCTGGCTGAATGCCGTCGAGGAGCTGGGCGACCTGTGCTGGTTCATCGCCTTGGCCGCCAAGGAACTGAACTGCGATCCGTTCGAGAGCCTGGAGCGCTTCAGTCGTTTCAACCCACAGCTGCCGGTGCTGGCCGAGACCGTGGGCGAATTCATTTCCTTGGTGAAGAAGTCCTTCGCCTACGGCGCACCGCTGGACGCCACCCGCCTGCGCTACCTGCTGTCCTCGATGGTCGTACGGATTCAGGCCATTGCCGAGGCCAAGAGCGATCGCACCCTCGACGAGCTGCTGGCCGGCAACATCGCCAAGCTGCAAGCGCGCTACCCGGACAAGTTCACCGCCGATGCGGCCCTGAACCGCAGCGTGCGTACCGAGGCGAGCGCCCTACGCACCGAGCTGGGGACGATGCTGTGATCGACCCTAACAACATCCCCGGCGACCTGGTGGTCGCCGTCCAGCTGCTCACCCAAGTATGGAACGACCATCAGGTGCCAACCGGCACCATCATCGGCGGCTTCATGACCGTTGAAACCGCGCAGATGCACGCCCAACGCCGGCTGGACAAGTTCATTGCCCAGCTCGAAGCCGCCGGCGTCCACATCGAAATGGCCCCGAAGGAGGCGACATGATCCCGCCACTCTTTGCTCACCAAGAAGCCAACGCCGCCTTTAAGGTGGCCAACCCACGGATGCTCGATGGCTCCGACCCTGGCACCGGCAAGACCCGCAGCACCATCGAGGCCTTTTCACGCCTCAAGGAAGCCGGGCTGATCGATCACATGCTGGTGTTGGCCCCGTTGTCGATCCTGCGCCCAAGCTGGTCGGCTGACTGCCACAAATTCGCCCCGCACCTGGAAGTGTCAGTCGCCACTGCCAAGGACAAGGCCACCGCGATGTGGCCTGCCACGCAAGCCGACATCTATATCACCAACCACGACAGCGTGAAGTGGTTGAAGGACATCAAGTTCACCGGCCGCTGGGCCTTGTGTGTCGACGAATTCCCGGCGTTCAAGAACCGCACCAGTCAGCGCAGCAAAGCCCTGGCCACGATGCGCAAGTTCTTCGAATTCCGCTGGCTGCTCTCCGGCACGATGAACAGCAACGGAGCCTGTGACATCTGGCACCCGATGTTCCTCTGCGACGACGGCGAGCGCCTTGGCAAACAGTTCTGGGGCTACCGCTCGCAAGTCTGCGAGCCAAAGGCCACCGGCCCCGGCGGACAGTACGTCGAGTGGGTGGACAAGCCATTCGCCCCGACGATTATCGCCGACCGCCTGAAGGACATCACCTTCCGGGTGAAGCTCGAAGACTGCCTCGACATGCCCGAGCATGTGCAGACGACGATGCTGGTCGACATCCCGAAAAAGCTCATGGGCCAGTACCGTCAGCTCCAGCGCGAAGCGGTGCTGGAACACGCCAGCGGCAGCCGCATCACCGCCGTACACGCCAGTGCCAAGACCCAGAAACTATTGCAGCTGTGCTCCGGCGCAGTCTACGACGGGCAAGGCGGTTATCAGGTGTTCGACACCAGCCGCACCGATCTGGCGATGGAGCTGGTGATGCAGCGCGATCAATCGGTGGTGGCTTTCCTCTGGAAACACCAGAAGGAAGCACTGGTCGCGGCGGCCGAAGCCCTTGGCATTACCTACGCGGTGATTGACGGCGAGACCAAGCTGATCGACCGTGAGATTGCGGTCAACCGCTATCAAGCAGGCCAGATCAAGGTGATCTTTGCCCATCCGCAAAGCGCCGGCCACGGCCTGACCCTCACCAACGGCACTGCCACTATCTGGCCGAGCCCGACCTACAACGCCGAGCACTTCGTCCAGTTCAACCACCGGATCTACCGCGCCGGTCAGACCCAACGCACCGAGACCATCTGCATTGCCGCCGCCGGCACTGCCGAGGAACAGGTGTACGAGAAACTCAATGGCAAAGTAGGCCGCATGGATGAGCTGATGGGCATGCTCGTCGGGCTTCAAGCTGCTTGACATAACACGCAATGCGATTACCGTGGCAACCCCACACCCTAACCTTAAATCCTGGAGCACCTGATATGAACGATCTGACCCTGAACACCGAAAACGCTACCGAAATCGACACCGACGCTACAACCACTGCTGTGGTTCTCGCCCCGTCCGACCGCCTGCTGCTGGCCGCCAAGCTGGTGAGCAAGTCGCTGGCCAAGGTGATGCTGCTCGACGAGCAATTGGCTGACCAGACCATCGCGGTGTCCACCGCCAAGCAACGCGTGACCGAAACGCTTGCCAACGGCGGTACCGGTTTCGACGAAGCCGGTCGCGTCTTCAAAGCCGCGAACAACAAACTCGACAAGCTGCTGGAATCCCGCGAAGCCGTGGTCCGCACTGCCCAACTCGACCTCGATGCGACGCGCGACTCCATCGCAGGTGTGCAAGCCCTGCTGCACAGCCTGGAGGCGTAAATGGAAGCGACAGTCGAAAAAGCCCCGGTCATCGATCCAGCTGACTTCGCACTGGACGTCTCTCAGCTCCAGACCAAATACGACCCCAAATACAAGCAGGACCGGGGTCACCCGTACTTCACGGCCTACGCCCACTACAAAAGCGGCACCTCCCTGCCGTATTGGAACTGGGTCGAGGCCGAACTTAGCCGCTTTCAGGAGACCTACCCATGACCACAACCACCAAACAACGCCTGGACGATCTGGCCACCACCCGCGACACCCTGCGTGAACAAAAGCGCGCGCTGGAAGCCCAGGTCAAGGACATCGATGCCGCACTCGCCGGCAACGAAACCGACATCATCGAGATCGCCGATGAAATGGGCCTCGATCGCTTCGCCGTAGGCAAGCTGACCTTCTCGATCAGCAGCCAGATCGTCGGCAACGTCGAGGACTGGGACGCCGTGCACGCCTATATAAAGAAAAACGACGCCTTCTACCTGTTGCAACGGCGTCTGTCGAACGCCCCTTACAAGGAAATCCTCGACAGCGGTGACTCACTCCCGGGCGTAGTGCCGTTCACCAAGCGCAGTTTGAACATGCGCAAATCCGCCTGATCTGTCGCTTCACAATACACGCAATGCGTTTACACTGCCCCCGAGCACTTCGCAACGGGGCGCTCCAATTGCCCGCTTCGGGCCTGACTAAATAGAGAGAACAGCCACCATGGCCAAAGACGTAGCCGCAGTAGAAACCACCAAATCCGTTTTGGGCTTCCTCGCCGCTGACACCCTGCCCGCTCACTTGCAGCAAGGTACCGGTGCCGGTAATGAGAACGTGTCATCCGACGACATGACCATCCCACGACTGGATGTCCTGCAACAACTCTCCCCACAGCTGGACCCAAGCAACGCCAAGTTCATCGAAGGCGCCAAGCTCGGCCAGATGTTCAACAGCCTGTCGAGCGAGCTGTACAACCACTGCTTCGTGCTCAACCTGCACTTCGAAATCAAGTGGCAAGTGTTCAAGAAGCGCAAGTTCGGTGGCGGCTTCGAAGGCTCGTTCAACCATGAGGCGGAAGCCCTGGCTCACCTGGATGCGCAAAACCTGCCACGCGATCAGTACGACGTGTCGGAAACCGCCATCCACAAGTGCATGCTGCTCGACGACAACGGTCTGCCCGATCAGCCAGTGTTGATCTACATGTCCGGCTCGAAGATGAAGGTGTCGAAGGAGTGGAACAGTCAGATCCGCTTGAAAGACCCACGTGCGGATCGCTTCGCTTCGGTCTGGACCCTGTCCAGCGTCGGTGAGAAGAACCGCCAAGGCCAGCCGTACCAGAACATCAAGGTCGACTTCGCTGGCTGGGCGGGTGAAGACCTGTACGCCACGGCGAAAGAGGCCTACCAAGGCCTGATCGGCTCCAGCGCTACCCAGCATTAATGTAGCGATGCAGTGACCCCGCAGGATGCGGGGTTCATCGGAAAGCCCCCGGCTTTACCCATGAACCCCATGCGTGGCCCCCTCATGAACGAACACAGTTTCATTCGCAGCATCCACAAAAAACTCCCCATCGATGTGTACGTCTGGAAGATCAACGACAACTACCAGGGCGGGGTAGCCGACGCCTACTACTCTCGGCTAATGGGCGGCGACATGTGGATCGAGTACAAGTACCTTAAGGCGCTACCCAAACGCCCCGACACCGTGGTGCAGTTCGGCCTCAGTGAGTTGCAAAAGGAATGGCTGAACGGAAGACTACTGGACGGACGTACAGTATCTGTTATAGTGGGCAGCCCCGACGGTGCTCTGATTCTTACTGATGGGGATTGGAACAAACCGATGACTGCCTGTATTTTTAAACGCAATGCGGTTGAGACTCCGGCGATTGTGGCTTATATTCTCTCCACATTAAGTAAATACTTAATTGAAGATTGAATAAGGTACTACCGGATGGCTACCCCACGCAGAACGATCACGCCGCACGATTTGGATAATGCAGCTCGGCTGAAATCGAAATGGCTCGCTTATAAAGAAGCCACAAAAACAACACAAGCGGACCTGGCGGAGTATCTGGGTTTTGCGGGTCAAGGGGTGGTGACGCAGTACCTGAACGGTCTCATCGCCCTCAACACTGATGCCATTATCCGCTTCGCGCGGGTGCTTGGTGTCAAACCCGAAGAAATTAACCCGGATCTCGCCGGCATCAGTATCACCCCGACAGACATGCGTTTAGTCCGTATCCATATACTGGCAAACCTGTCAGGCGCACCGCCGGGGCGACACGCTGGCATCGAGATCGCGACAACAATGGATATGAAGCTTTACGCAGTAGCTGTAGACATCGACGGTTCCGAACCTTTTGCACGTAAAGGCTCGACCCTGATCGTGAGCCAGGATGAAGAACCAGTCTCGGGGGACGAAGTCTTCATGAAGTATCGCGTGGGGGACACTGACCTCCATGCGATTCGCATCTACGTCACCACGGACTTGGAACGCGGCGTTGCAATCACTCGGGGCCTGGACTCGAAAGAGTTCCTTGAAACGAACCTCTCTGACATCGAGTTGCTTGACCCGATCATCAGCGTGGAACGCCCTAAAGTGGCACGACAGAAGCGTGAAGTAGTTTAACCCGCATTAGAAGTCAGCCCGGGTCACGCCGGGCTTTCTTTCGCCTCCATAAACACGCATTGCGAGTATTTGATATGAAAATCCTCTTCCCTCTCAATCGCTTCTTCACCCGCACGGCTAAAGCCGAACCGACCCCTGTGGTCGTCGACGTGGATGCCCTACAAGAAAAACTGCGCCTGGCACAGTCCGCACACGTGGCTTCCGCCCGCCGTATCTCGGCCTTTGCCCTGGAGCATCCTGACCTCTACCGCCTGTATTTCACCAAGGCCGGCGATAAGCGTCGTCAGGAGGCGCGTCATGCAGCTGCGTGAAGCGGTGGAGTCATTCTCAGGCGAGCCCTGCCCCAAAGAATGCACCTGCGATCACAAGCTTCAGAACACCGGTGCGGTCTTCTTCCAGAGTGTTGGCCTACTACACTGCTCCGTGTGTAACGGGTGGCAATTGATCAGGAAGCCAGTGAAATGAACACAATCGAAATGCTCGTGGTCGAGCATGACTTCGTTCTCGAAGACCAGATGTCACGCCTGATCGGCTATCCCGAAGGCAGCCGGGCACTGGAGACCAAACGACAGCGCGGGATCATCCCCGCCGGGGTATACGCCACTATCGATGGCCGAATCACCTACAGCATTAAGCGATATAACGCATGGATGGAAAGCCTGTGGCCACGAGAAAAACTGATGGGCTCCCGACGGGAGTTGAATTCGTTGGAGAAAGCGTCCGCATTCGATTCATGCGGGACAAGCGCCGCTGCTGCGAAACCCTCGCCTTCCCGCAAACCCCGCAGGGCATCCAAGCCGCAGCCGGTCTTAGAGCTCAGGTAGTCCAGCTGGCCAAACTCGGCATGCTCTCCGACGAGAAGTACGCCGAGCTGTTCCCCAGCTCCAGCTACACGACTACCAACCTCTGCCCCCTGTTCGGTGAGTACGCCCAAGCATGGATCGATAGCCGCGAGATTGTGCGCGGCACTCGATGCAACTACCTCTCGATGTTCAACCTGTACTGGATGCCAGCGCTGGCACGCGAACCCCTCGATCGGATCACCTCGATGACGCTGCGCAAAATCATCAGCGCCACACCGTGGAAAACCACTTCGATCAAGCGGTCCGCAATCTCAGTGCTTGGCAGCCTTTTCAAGACCGCCGTGACCGATGAATTGATAGAGCGCAGTCCGACTGCGTCTATTGAGAAACCCGCCAAAAACAAGAAGGTCGTCGACCCCTTTTCGGCGCAAGAAGCTGACGCCATCATCGAATGGATGTACGCCAACTTCACCAACCCGCGGTTGCAGATGTACGCCCCCTATTTCGAGTTCGCGTTCTACACCGGAATGCGCACGGGCGAAATCGCTGGCTTGCGCTGGGACGAAGTAGACCGCAACAAACGGATTGCCCACATTTGCCGGATCGTCGTTGACGGGAAAATTGAGGAGCGTACCAAGACCCGGAACACACGCGCGGTGATGCTCAACAGTCGAGCGCTGCACGCACTGGAGAAAATGGAGGAGCTGACAGCACGGCGCGTAGCGCGTGCAGTGAAGGGGCATCGACCTGTTCGCCCTTCCGACCATGTGTTCTCGCCCACCGGCGTCGCTGGATTCATTGCCAAACCCAACACCACGAACTTCCAATTCGCCAAAGCAACCCGCGCCCTGGGAATGAGGACGCGCCGGCAGTACAACTGCCGACACACCTACGCGACGATGTGCCTGATGGCAGGAATGAATCCCGCCTTCATCGCGCGTCAACTCGGCCACAGTGTGCAAATGCTGTTGACCACCTACACAAAGTGGCTCGATTCAACGACGGATTGGACGGAGCTCGACAAGCTCGAAAACGTGATGATTGGTACGAAAGTGGTACAAGAAAATCCACAGCTTGCTTAAAGACCTTTGAAATCATGCTGTTGCCGAATTTCTTTCACATAACAACAGCATGAGCCTGGGTGGCTCTCAATATCGCCAGGCCATCGAGGGCTTGATGCGAGCCAAACCGCAGATCGCCGGGCCGACGGGCTCTCGGGGCAGTCAGGACTCCTGAGGCTTATCGATAACCGCGCGCCTGCAGGTCAAACAGCTGCGCGTAGCGCCCACCCGCCGCGACCAGACTGGCATGATCGCCGCGCTCCAGGATTGCGCCTTGGTCCAGCACGATAATGTGATCGGCGTTGCGCACACTGGAAAAACGATGGGAAATCAGCAAGGTCATGCGGTCTTGGGTGTGCTGGCTGAAATGCTCGAACACCGCCGCTTCCGCCGCTGGATCGAGTGCCGAAGTCGGTTCGTCCAGGATCAGGATATCCGCGTCGCGCCGCATGTACGCGCGGGATAACGCGATCTTCTGCCACTGCCCGCCAGACAGCTCCTGCCCACCGGCAAACCAGCGCCCCAACTGCGTGGCATAGCCGCGATCCAGACGCTCGATAAAAGGTGCAGCCATGCCCTCGGCGGCGGCCTCGTGCCAGCGTTGTTCATCGTTGAACGCCAGGGTGTCACCCACGCCGATGTTCTCGCCGACGGAAAACTGGTAACGAATGTAATCCTGGAAAATCACGCCGATACGCCGACGCAACGCGTCCTCCTCCCAGCTCTGCAAATCGCTGCCATCCAGCAGGATGCGCCCCTGATCGGGACGGTACAGACGGGTCAGCAACTTGATCAACGTAGTCTTGCCCGAGCCGTTTTCGCCCACCAGTGCCACGCTGTGGCCCGGCACAAGATGCAGATCGATGCCTTCAAGTGCAGCGCGGTTGGCACCCGGATAACGGAAACCGACGTTCTCGAAACGCAAACCGTCGCCGGGCACTGCACCGACGGTGAGATGACCGGTATCGGTCACCACGGGTTCGGCCAAATATTCATACAGGCTGGACAGATAGAGGCCATCTTCATAGAGACCACTGATCGCGCTCAGGCTGCTGCTCACCGCCGTTTGCCCCTGCTTGAACAGCACCAGGTACATGGTCATTTGACCGAGCGTGATGCTGCCGTGAACCGTATCGACCACCACCCAGGCATAGGCCAGGTAAAATGCACTAGTGCCCAACAGGCCAAGAACGAATCCCCAACTGTCCCGGCGCAGGGTCAGTCGCCGGTCTTCGGCATAGAGCCGGGCGAACGTTTCGCGGTAGCGTTTCAACAACAGCGGCGCGAAACCGAACAGCTTGACCTCTTTGATGTAGGCCTCGTGGGACAACAACGTCTCGATGTATGTCTGCTGCCGACTTTCCGGGGCGCGACGGGTAAACAAGCGGAAGGCATCCCCGGAAAAATGCGCTTCGGCGAAAAACACCGGCAACGCCCCCACCACTAAAAGCACCAGCGCCCACGGCGAAAAGTGCACCAGCAATACGCCGAAGCTGATCAGCACGATCAGGTTCTGAATCAGCCCCAGCGACTTCATCACCAACGCCAGCGGTCGGGTCGAGGCTTCACGGCGCACCCGCACCAACTTGTCGTAGAACTCGGAATTCTCGAATTGCACCAGCGACAACGTCTGGGCCTTTTCCAGAATCATCGTGTTGACCTTCTGCCCCAACTGCACCCGCAACAGCGACTGCTGGACCGACAGCGCACGTTGGGTGCCAGACAGCAACGCCAGCACCCCGGCTTCGAACAACACGTAACGCACCACCGGCCACAACGGCGCACTGCCCTGCTGCGCGTGCAGCTGCATGGCAAACACCACGGCATCGACAATGCGCTGGCCCAACCATGCCGCCAGCGCCGGCAGCACCCCGGCAATCAGCGTTGCCAGCACCAGGCCGAGAAACAAACCGCGCGAGGTGCCCCAGACGAGCAGCAGGGCGCGACGGGATTGGTCGAGAAGCGTGGTGAACCGACTGAAAACCGCGGGCAT